TGGTTGAAGTTTATAATGAAGAAATTACTGGTCCTAACCTAGATAAATTAGTTATCGGAGAAGCGATACATGGTCTTAAAACAAAAGACCCTGTACTAAAAAAACTTACGGATGAATTCAAATATATCATGAAGAATAATCCGGTCCAACGAAACATTACCAAAGCACATTATCGTAATGCTGTCAATCGAGATGACCCTGAAACTCGTCGTCCTGATAAATGGTTTGACATAAGTTATGCTGACCAAGTACTAGGGAACATGTTGTTTGGTCCCTTAGTAGAAGGTCAGCAATTCATGGAAGAACCCTATCCTTATACTGATAGACAAAGGGCAATAGGGCTAGAAATTAATTCTTATATCAAACAAAATCCTCGTGCTAACTTACAGGAGGGTGGGTCCATAGATGACGTACTACAAATGATTGCTGCTCATGAAACTAGGGGGTATGATAATCCTTGGGTACGTACTAGTTTTGCTCCAGAGAAAGGCTCATCTGCTTATGGTCCTTTACAGATAACAAAGGGGTCCTTAGAGGATTTGCTACAGTTTGTAAAACTGACTAATGACCAAAAGAGATTTGCAAAAGAACTAATAGGCGAACAAGAATTAGCATTGGAGTTTGGTAAAGAACCAGATAAGAAAGGCTACGAAGAAATCTATGAATACTCTGATGTTCCTAGTAGGGAAGATTACAATCCTGAAAGAGGAACTTACAAATGGGGTAGGGAAGGTCCATCAGAAGAAGAGCAAGCATTGTATTGGCAACTAGGTAACCAGTTATTTAAACGTAAGGCTAAAATTCTTGAGTATGACCCCGACAATCTTAGTGAAGAAGAATTTAAAGAAGTAATTGGAGCTTGGCATGGTGGTGGAGAAGACATAATAGTAGAAGATTACATTAAAAAAGTTATAGAATAAACATAATAAAGAGAAGGAACCTGCTATGCCAACAGACCCAACAATGCTTTGGAATGCCATTTTAAGCCTCGCTGCTGGAGGATTTATGTGGTGGATGCGAGGAGTTACTCAGCAACTGTCCGATATTAAACGGAGAGTAGCAGATACTCGTGAAGAACTTCCAAGAATATATGCAACAAGAAACGAGTTGGCAAAAGAGGTCACCGAAATTAAAACAGAAATGGAAAGAGATATGACAAAGCTTCTAGACCGATTTGATAAATTGGAAAATAAACTAGATAGCTTGTTAGCCAAGTTAGTAACTACTTAATGAGAGGTAGAGAACTAAGATGGATTGGATGGAATTAATGCGTACCTCATGGCCTATTCTACTAGCTATTATTTCTTTGATAATTATTTTAGCTAAGATGCACTCTCAAATAGAAGTACTCAAAGAGAAAGTAGCAACACTCTTTCAGCTTTGGAACAAACGCAATGGAAGCAATGGAAAATAAAAGCATTGATAACACTAACTTCTAAAGCTAATGAACATCTTTCGGGAATACTGAAGAACTCTCCTGATTCACAGGGAGTTCTTTTGTCTGTTAAGGGAGGGGGTTGTTCAGGATTTTCTTATGTCTGGTCCCTTATAGAGGAGGAAACAAAAGCAGCAGAAAAAATACCATTGGAAACAGGTTCTCTTTTTATTGACCCTCTAGCAATTATGTTCGTAACAGGTACTACGATTGATTATAGCGAGGATATTGCAGGGTCTATTCTGAAGATAGAGAATCCTAATGCAAAGTCTTTATGTGGATGTGGAGAAAGTTTTAGTGTCTAGTCGAACTTACACTTGGCAACCAGAGTTTCTATTTCTTCTTTGCCCAGAATCTCCATGAACTGAACGATGCGGGAACGCAAGTCTTCATGGCTTTTGTCTTCCTTTTCGCTCTTGTTCCCTCTGATTCTAGACAATAGTTCCAAAGCCTTGATAGCACTGTTGGTGTTGCCGTGTTGTTTGGCAAAAGAATATTGACTTTCAATCTCTTCGATAACATCTACGCTGGTTTCTAGTTCACCTTCAAGTTCTTCTATACGTTCCTTGACCAGAGCATGTTGAAGTAATCTGTATCCTTGGTTATAAGCGGAAGCTTCGGCATACCCTGCAGCACGGGCTGCTTGTGTTGCATTTCGATGAATGATATAAGCCTGTGCAAATTTTTCCTGTTTATCGTTTAGTTCAACCATATACCAATTTCACATTTGATAAGTTTAAAAATATCATTAGAAGTAGCGTATTCTTCAGGCATCCACGAGAGCCTTGCAAAGTAGCTGTCGTTCTCATAGAGATAATAGTGTTCTTTAACAATAAAAGAATCTTTATCAAATATGAGTTCGGCAGATGCTACCTCATTCCAGAGTGCAAAGAATAAAAAGAATAAGGCGGCTACAATAAAGATTACTTTTAATTCAAATAGCCACCTCTTAAAGTTCTTCATTTTAAGTTCTCTCTTTGAACTCCCTTCATTTTCTCAAAGCTTCTCATACCACCTAGACCTAGTAGGGAAAGGGTTAAGGTGAGTAAGCCGTCTGTTGCAATAACAGGTACTGGTATAGCTGAAGATGTGACAGCCAATCCCCATACAAAAATAGGTTGAAAGACGAACTGCCAACCAAGACCAAAGGCGCATATCCACATGATGGCAGGTCTTGCTCCTGCAACAAAGATGGAGGGATGTCTAGCCTGTTCCATGTTGACTGCTATCTGTGACAGATTAGCTTTCTGTACCTGTGTTTTTAATTCATGGTCTAGCTTGGCCCTTAAATCTTTGTCCTCTACAAACTTGTCGAGCACACTACCAACTACACCTACGACAGCTTCTGCAATTCCTAATACCATCTTATCCTCCTACTACTTGATGATAGGGTTTAAGTTCTTTTACAGGAGATGTTTTCCATACTTCGGAGACTAATGTATTCTCTCCATGAAAAACAATGTCCATGTCTATGTCATCTCTCTCGAATAATTTTTCACAATCCTGTGCCATTGCCAACAATTCTCCTGTTGTCCAATACGGCTTGTTATCTACACTAACCCGGATGTATTTGGGTTTGTCTTCTTCATCCTTTTTCTTTTGTTCTTCTTCAGGCGGCTCGTTTATCGAACAATCATATCCAAACAAATGAAAATTACGAAAACCAAGGGTATGCATAATTCCTATGCTTCTCATAGCTGCACAGGTTCCTCCCACAATCAGTGTAGCTCCTTCCTCCAAGCCTAGCTCTTCCTTGACAATCAGTTTATTATCTACTGGCTGCTTACCATGCTCTTGAGAGTCTCTCAGAGCTTCGGAGAAGGCGTGCCAGCCTATAAGCTTATCGGTCCTGTTCTTAATCAGCTTGGTAACGGAAGGGTCCGTCATGGACGCTAACATAAAGGTCGTATCAGGATGTATGTCTTTAAATAAAGTGGACCGTACAATCCCATGTGTGCTGATACCTGAGACAGGACGAGGGTCCAGTATAACACAGGCCCAAGGAAACAGTCCTTCCTTTAAGAGAGTAGGGTAAGAATGTTTGACACATACTATCTTACAGTTCTCTTCTCCTTCGTGTCGAACAACTGCTCTTACTTTATCCCAATCGGTACTTGCTCCTCCTGATACCATAATAGCAATCTCGTTATTTCTTTTTGCCCTTCCAACCCACTTGGTAATGAGTTTCGTATTCTGTCGAATGTTATCTCGTATGTAATCTTTAGGAACACAGTCACGAGGCTGAACAACGATAGGCATTTGGAAAAGTTGCGGGGGTGGCTCTTCTATTGTATCATCCTTCAACACCATAACAAAATGAGTGCTTCCGATACGTTCTCCATCAGCAAATACAGGGTCACCGGAAGGGAATATCCATTTTCTTTTATCTTTTAGACTAGTGTAGATACGATTGACTGCTTGATAGAAAGTGATGTCTTCCTTATATTCCTTGATAGGAGTTATGAAATCATCCATTATAATAACAGGAACATTTTTCAATATATTATAATCATGTTTCACTGTATCATCTGAATGCCCACCATCTATGTAGGCAAAATCTACATCAGAGGGATTAATTACTGTTTCACCAGTAGAGGTAGAGACAATAATAGGGTGTTGTAAAGTTTCTTTTGTATCCCCTGCTACCAAACGAAAATTGAAGACCTTCTTCTTTTCCTTCATTTTTTCTGCGAATTGATTTAAGCGGTCCCTGATAACTTTTACAGTGTTATGTGCCTTGCTGTTAAATTCCTTGATGTCCGATTCCAGCGTAGCATTTTCAAATAAATCATAACCAATGTAAGTAACTGTATCATGATGCTGAAAAGCAGCCAAGGACATTTCGATGGCACGTTGTCCATTAAAAGTACCTGTCTCCAAGATAGTCTGTGGTTTGTATAACTGTATACAATCTAGTAACTGTTTGTATCGTTTCGCTTTGATGGGCAGGTCTTCTGAATGCTCTTCGGTATGAAGCTTCTTTTTTCTTCCTTTGTAATGGGTCATGTACTGACCTATAGGAGCATGTTCAAAAGCTTGCTTGCCTTTGGTCATGCTCTTTATTTCATCAAGATGTCCTGTCCAATCATGGCTCTTCATTCCATGTGCATTATACAACGTAAGCAGCCGTTCAAAAATAAAACCATCATGCCATTCCCGGTACTGAATAACTTCACCGGAAATATACTGTCCTCTCAAGTCTCCTAGCAAATCCAAGGGAGGTCGATGATTGAGATTAAACCCTACAAAAGAAGTTTCACTGTAATCGAAATGCTTGCGTCCTAGATAAACCAGACTTGCTTTGTCAGGGAGACAGGCAGACATGTTCGCATTCGTAAACCTCTTCTCTGTCACCGTATCAGCATCCAACCATACCAACCATCCCGGTTTGGTGTTGTCTTCACACAGTTCAAATGCTAACTCAGTCAAAGCAAAAACTTTATGACAAAACTTGATACAATCTATGGTCCAGTTATAGGGACGCTTTCCTCCCATTGTACCATCATAACTTTTATGGATTTCCTTGAACTCTGCCATATCAGCAACTTCATTCAGGTTTCGATAAGTGATGCGAGGAGACTTTACTGGTTTGTATGTATGTAAATCAAAGTCATGATAGAAGGCAGTCAGATGGAGATTAGGACCCCAGTTCTTGGCTACGGATTCCACCATACTCTGTGCGTAATTTCTCCAGCCTTCTTCGGAAAAGGATGTCACTACATTAATCATTTTTGTTTTAGACATCTTCTACCTTCTTCCATTTTACTGAATACTGTTTTCCTAACATCGTATCCATTTCCAAGGTGCTATTGATAGCCTCCCATTCAGCAGCATAACTACCATCCTTTACTCTCTGGGCTACCCAGTTAGGATACCAAGGACCTCCGGTAGTAAAATGAACATTTTTCGGAACCATCTGTTCAGAGGAATGTCCATCCAGCCAGTTCCATTCTTCGGGTAGTGTACCGATAAATTCATTATGATAGGAGATATGTTTTGCTTCAGCAGAGTAAGGACCCTCATATTTAGACAGTGGAAGGTCAGCTAACCAGCGAAAATTATGAAGCCACAATCCCGGCTTGGTGTTGACATCATCAACAGTCAGATTCTTATGGGAGGGATGTTCACAGTTCCATAAGATAAAACTTGACCAGTTCTTGCGAGAGTAAACCGTCTGTACTTTATCATCCATCTTTTTGTTTTCTTTGGGTGTGTAGTAATGTTTGACACACCATAGAGCAGTAGAGGGGTTGGTACGACGTACAGAATTAAAGACTTCCATGATATCAGAACGAACCATCATATCACAATCCATGTATATAGCATATCCTTTATACATATTTAGGAAAGGAACAAGAAAACGAGTGAAACTAAAATCAGTGGAAAAGGGTTTTTTATCAATGGAATCAACTATATTATTCTCTTCGTCTTGTTCCCATGCTCTGCGATACAGTCCCATGCGACGTAAAGAGGACTGCACCAGAGGTATGATATTAACTGGTCCTGAAGTAGTAGACAGGATAGATTCTCGCAGGACTTCATAAGCTCTATGTTCCTTTTGGTCATAGCCTATGTAAATAGTAGGGATGTTGCTCATGTTTTCTTTCATAAAAGAAGGGAGAATTTCTTCTCCCCTCAGAGGGTTAATTAATAGGAAGAACCTTTGGCTTTTCCTTTTCAGGGACAGCAATGGTAATTTGAATTGTCAGAACACCATCTTTAAGAGTGACATCTGATACATCAGCATGTTCACATAAAGAAAAATGCTTCACAAATTTTCTCTCAGCAATTCCTTTGTAAAGATATTCTGATTGATGAGCATCCCCTTTAATTTCTCCAGAGATAGACAGAGTATCTTCCTTTAACTCTATTTTCAAGTTATCTTTGGAAAACCCTGCTACAGCCATCTCTATCTGATAGCCTTCCTCCGTTTTCATTAAATCGTGAGGGGGATAACTAGGAAGAACTCCACGCATTCGTTCCAGATGAGCAAAGATTCTATCAAAGCCTACTGAATGACGGAAGAAACTATCCCACACATAGGGAGGAGTATCTTTAAAATTAGGTTGGAGAATCATAATACAATCCTTTCTTTTGCTGTTAGACAAGGAATAGAAAGATATCTTTATAGACTATCTTTCTATCAAGAAAGGATATTATTTCATAATTTGAGGTATTTGTCAAGAAAAAAATTATACTCCGCAAGTTCCACCTGAGTCTGTGATGTTACAGATATCATGAGCCTGTATATTATCCTCGAATTCTTCTCCTAATTTAGAGATAGCTTCTTTGTAAGGAACGGGAGTAAGAGGCTGTCCTCCCCTACAGCCATCAGGAAAACAGGTGAAGCCTCTCAGTCTATGAGCATACTTGGCAAGAGTAGTAGCGAATGCCTCCACTCCATCTTCATTGTTATCTTCCGTTCCCCATGAGGGAAGGTTAATCGTACTGGAGATGGACATGTCTACATACTCTTGGACATTAGCCTGAAAGCTCATACGTCTTTCATAGTCCGTTGCAAGGTCCAGTGCTGATTCAATCGTATCAGGGGATGTATCATATAGTTCTATCATTTCCTGTGCAGTACTATCTACCACATACTGATAGTGCCAGCGGCGATTCTTCATATACCTTCGCTTGTAAGACACTGCAAAGATAGGCTCAATGCCTGTGGACGTACCTCCCAGAATCCCTATCGTTCCTGTGGGTGCAATAGCACGTACTGCAACCGGACAAGAGACAGCATTGAAGTCAGAAAATTCTTTCGCTGTCTTATCAGACTGAGCTTCATAAACCTTTAACCATCTGTGTAACTCTGGAGTTGTTGCATAACGTAGGCCACGTTGTAACAGCCACTCATGAAGGCCCATTAGTCCTAATCCAAGTCTCCTGTTCTTAGCACGTACAGTTACTATCTTATCATAGGGAAGGTGTGCTCGTAGTGTACCGCAGATAAGAAACTTGGTAGCTAGGTCTACCACCTCTTGTAGTTGATTTATATCTGCTATGCGAGCAAAGTTTAAGCTTCCTAAATTACAAACATCAGAATCATCTTCAGAGGTAACTTCCGTACAGGCATTTCTTAGTGTTTCTTTTTCCTGTGAAAAGAAGTTAAAAGAAAATCCCGGCTCTGCTGTAGACAAGGCTTGTCGTACATTCTGTAAAAATATCTTATCAATTTCTCCTGTCTGCCAATAATTCAACAACCACTCTGTATCATAGTTGACAGAGATATTGGTCATGTCGAGAGGAGCAGGAAAATCATAGTCAGCCTGTTTGATATCGAATAAGGTCTGACCTGTAGTTCCAACAGGCATGTCACTCCAGTTTTTTATAGCAAGAAACTTTTCTACATCAGGATGCTTCCAGTTAAGAGAGGCGTAGATAGCTGACCTTCGGGAACCTCCCTGCATTACCCGCCTTCCTATTTCGTTAATCATCATCATCTTCGGGAGAGGACCAGAAGCAATACCCCCAGTACCTTTAAGGGTTTGTCCTTCTCCTCTGTACACAGAGTAATCTATTCCTATCCCTCCTCCTGTCATCAGACAGCTTTCTGATTTCCAACTGAGGTTAGCCCAATCTTCTCTGGTATCTTCTTCTGCTTTCAATAGATAACAGTTGTTGAAGAATTTCTTTTCTCTTCCCGCATAATAAAGATATCTTCCGCCCGGAATAAAACGAAGGTTAGAGATGTGACCTATCAAAGCTTCCTTTTCTTCCTTACTCATAATTTCCTGACACACATCCTCAACTAAGGTGGTTGCTAACTCATTAAAAGTTTCTGCACCTACGTGAGAATACTTGGTATAAAATATATCTTCTGAAAACTTAGACCGAAACTGTGGATTCCTACTTGATTTAAACATGTTCCTCTCCATACTCTAGCTCTATGCATAGATTAATATAATGTCTAGCTTTCAGTAAATCCTGCAAGCCCTCTCCCTTTATACGATGTCTTGTGACATACTTGATTACATTTCCTTCACAGAAATTTAAATCATTAGCCATGATATATTCTGTTGGTTGTATCTTACATTCCTTATAGTGGTCACCTCCTACCTGTTGTTGTGAAGCTTTCTTTTGTTCCATGTGTTCCCCTTCTGCTAAGTGTGTAAAATCTTATTCAGTCTATAGCGGATAAAAGTTTTTTCTCTGGAGTGAATAACCTTGTATGCAAAATCTCTGACATACTGAGATTCTAAATTAGCCATGTCACAGATGTCAGTAAAGTTAGAAGCAGTTACTCCAACAGATGTAGAAAACCACCCTACTGCTTTCTGTCTATTCAGAACAGACTGCTTACTCTCATTCTCATTTGTTGGCTTGGTAGCATCCAGTAAAGCTTGAAAGATAACAGCCAGAAAGAGAGAGCGTTCAGGAGAAACATTACCATGATACTCCTGTAACAGATTAGCTAGGTCTTTCTTAAAATCATCCATCCGGTTTATGAAGATTAACAAAGTGTTCTGCATCTATAACTACGAGAGGGTTTTTACGGTTCTTTTTTATAACCACAAGAGGCTGGAACTTTCCTGAATTACTTTCAGCTTGTTCATATGCTGCCCAGATATTTACCTTCTCTTGATTTTTGCATTCAATAGAATATGGAAACAAGTGACGAGCGGCTTTCGCCATCATGATATCCTCACCACCTGCTCCCATACTACGACTTTCTAAGTCATCACTATCAATATTAAGAGAGTTAATCAGTAACTCTTTAAACCACTGTTGTAATCTCCTTCCTTTGTTTTTTGCACTTTGAGTTTTCATAGCTCTGGGACATTCGGTTCTCGTACTACGTGTGTAAAGAACCTTGGTCCATTAGCATACTGAAAGATACGTAAGCCTTTGCCGTTGTTTGAATCACTCCAACAGTCTAACTTATAAGGACAAAAGACACAACCGATAGCAAGCTTACGGTTTCCTGAACTACCTTCCGGTACTTCTGGATAACAACGAGGAGGAGGATTATCATACTCTAGATAATTTTTCAACAGAGATATTTTCTTAGGAGCATTTTCCATTTCCATTTCATGGAGAAAGGTTAATGCCAAGGTTCCTCGTTGTTTGTCGATGGCAAGAAAAGCAGCTTCATCTTCTCCTTCTGCTTGAGCATATGCTGATAGCTGACCAATATAACCAAACGGGTCATCCTCAGAGAGAGTACCATTCTCAAACTTTTTAAAGGCATAGGAAGAAGCACTTTTAATATCGACTGTCATGCCATCAATGCGACAATCTTTATGACCAACCACACCATCAAGAGTTACCTTCTTTTGTTTCTCTGCAACTTTGTGTCCTGAAAGAACTGATAAAAATACTAATAATTCTTCCAGAATATTTCCATAAAGAAACTTTATTTGTAAAGGACCGGAAGGTTCTCCTTCATGGTGATGACCTTTGATATCATACCACACTTGTCGGGCAGGTTTTCCCACCTGAGACAGGCGTAGATTATTCTTTTGTTTCTTACTCCTTTCTGTATATACCCTGTCCAAGACATGCTGCTTCACTTTATGTGCAAAGTCTTCCGCAGCTTTCTCGACAGCTTTAGTAGGTTTTTTGGTTGGAGGTTTATCAATGAACAAGGAATAAATGTCATTGACGAGTGTGTATATCTCTTTCATAAAAAAGATGGGGGTCAGCTAAAACGAAGCTAACCCCCTTCTCAGCTAGTTAGAGGGGAATGGGATTTCGTCGTCGTCATTGACGAAACCACCGGGTACTACATCCAACTCGTCATCACTAGTTTCGACAACGTATTCCTTTCGGTCAACGATTTGGATAGTTTGAATGGTAGCAGTTTTACCATACTGACTATCCCAACCTTCAAATGAAACATTGACCTTAGAACCATTGCCTAACCACTCATTCGTAGCTGGATGTAATTCGTTTTTCTCCGCATCAATAAAGCGGGGAGGTTTGTTAGTACCTCTACCATTAGGTCTTTCTACTCTCGTAGAGAAAGTTATAAAATGTCCACGAGGGTCATCAGAATCAGCACCTTTCGTACCTATTCCTTCAGCCTTGTTTTTTACTCGATGACCAAGACCTACTGTTTCCAATAACTTGATGTCTTTCTTACCGAGATTACCAATATCAATGGTCCATTTCAACGGTTCAGATTCGTTAAAACGGTGAGGTACAACAGTCTTATTCCAGTAAACGGTTCCACTAATTACAGTCATGTGGGTTCCTTTCTTTTCTATCTAATGAAAATGAAGTATGACATACTCTAAAATAAGTGTCAACTACTTTTTTAAAAACCTCTGTTAATACATTCTTCATGTATCTGTCTCCATTTCATGCCCTTACTATACTGGGCAGCTTTGGTTACATCTAAATTCTCCTGAAGAATCTGGTGAATTCCCAAGCGTTTGATTCTCTTTCCCAACTTGGTAAATTCTTTATTCTCTTCAGCAATCATAGCAAAATATATTGTAGCTAATGTAATCCAGAATGGTTCTCTGTCCTCCTTATCTAATTCCTCACAAAAATCTTCTATGAGTTGGATAACATTCGCATAACATTTAATGGAAGTTTTATCGTACACTTGCACAAACCTGTCATAAATCAAATCGTTCCCATACTTCTCAGCCAATCTCTTTAGCGTCTGGAAATATGTTTTATCATGAGGTGCGCGAGTAGTTCCGTTATTGGCTATGAATACACACCAACTATCAAACTTCCCTTTTGAAAAATAGATACGAGTACCTTGAGGTGAAGAACAAGATTTTATTTCTACTAGTGTGTGATTGCCCATGTTTCACCTATCTTGAACTCACTATCCAGTGGACAATGTAAATTTAAAATTTTCCTTGCCTCCTTTATAGATTCATTAGTAAGCTTACCAAATGCATTAGCATCTTTCTTAGCAACTTCAAACTGGTATTCATCATGAATGGAAGCTACTAACTTCACATCCATTCCAGAACGATATACCTTCTTCATTAAAGAAACCAACCATACTTTACATATGATGGCCCCTGCACTCTGTATGAGCAGGTTCAAGGAACTGTGTGGACTTCTAACCATTAACAGTCTGCCATCCAATCCTTTAATCTTTCCCTGCTCTCCAGCTTCCTGCACTTGGCTCCTCAATCTTCTGAGATTAGGAACATTATCCAGAAATCTGTTTATCAGGCGTTGTCCTGTAGCAGCATTGCTTCCTACTATTTTACCTATCTTAGCGGCACCAGCACCAAAAAGAAAGGCATAAATAAATGTTTTTGCTTGGTCACGATTACTCAGTCCAGCCATCTTCTGGTTAGCCGTATGAATATCTCCTTCAATAACTTCTCGTGTAAAGCTGGTATCATTTATATAATGAGCCAAGGCCCGTAACTCCAGACCACTTGCGTCCGTTCCTACCAGACAATGGGTGTCAGTATTCTCTACGGTCCAACAAGTTCTACACTCCTTCCCATAGGGAGAGTAGTTAGCAGGAATCTGGGCCATGTTAGGAGAGCTATGGGCCATGCGCCCAGTGACAGTCTTAAGGGTCATCACCCTGCCATGCACTCTCCCTTCTTCACAAGCTTCCAACCAAGAGCGTATCTGTGATACTCTTTTCTGGAGTAAGAGATACCGACTAATTTGTTTTGCTTCCGGTAAATCTATTGTCTCCAGAACTTTCTCATCTATAATGATATTACCCTTGTCTGTTTTGTGTGTAGGTTCCCATCCCAAATGCATCAAGCGAGATGCTATCTGTTTACGGGAAGCAGGATTGAATACTTCCACATAGTCCTTCAGCTTCTTTCCTGTTTTTTCAGACACACGTTCATGTACTATCGGTATAAAGACTTCTTGCAGGTCTTCACCAATCTTGTCAGCATCATCTTCAAGTTTCGCCATGAATGTTGTAGCGTAAGGTACATCCAAGGAAAATCCGGTGTCTTCTTGTTGGTCGATAATAGCTCGTACATCATGCTCAAGACGTATGGATTCATTAGAAAAATCCTTTCCTTCTATTTGTAAATGTTCCATTAACTTTCTGGTAACATGTACATCCTGTTCACAGTAGTGCAACATCTCTGGAGAGTACTGTGTGAAATCCGAATGCTCTCCCTTTGGATAGTTGAGCCGCTCACCCCATGCTCCCAGTGAATGACCTGCCACTCGAATGGGATTGTAAAGCTGAGAAAGTATAAGAGTATCTGTAACATCCGATACTTTTATATGTGTTCCCAAGAACTTGTTCATTATCCTTGCATCAAAGGACAGGCCGTTATGCATGATAAGATTATCTATATTTTTAACCCAATAGGGAAACTGAGAAAGACATTCATCTTCCTTAAATTTTCTAGTCTCTCCTGTTCGATAATCTTGAGCGACAATACAGTGAACTCGTGATGCTTCTGGTAACAACGCATCCGTTTCTACATCAACTATCCACTGTTTCATTTTGCTCCTCTGCTTCAAAAGGATTGGCTACTTCATTTAGTCTACCAGTACTACTATTATAAAACAAGTGAGTAGCGACCCCTGTTTCTCCGGTGTACCTATTTTTAAGGATACGAATCACGGTAGTATTAGCAGCAACCGCATCGTCAGCCTGTTGATTTCTTTCCAAGGCTATAACGGAATCGGACAGATGAGCGATGCTCTGACTACCGCGTAGATGACTGAGGGATACCTCACGGCCTTCCTCATGACCTCTATCAGCAGAGGTTCGACGCAGGTGAGAGACTAACAGTAATCCTATTTGAGTTTCTTCTACCAAGGAACGCATCTTGGTCATCAGTATGTCGATGCTTCTCCTCTCATCCGTATCCTCCTGTCCTGACACCAGAATAGATAGATGGTCTAACACAATCCATCTGCATTCCAAAGCTTTCGCCATGTAACGTATCCTGTTCATGATTTCATTATTGGATATGGAACCAAAATGGTCAAAGGCAAAGAACCTTCCTGTACCTATGGTTTTCTTTTCCCATTCTGTTAATTGTTCACGAGAGAATTCATCCCTAACTTCTTTGATATACAATCGTTGGTTAGCTTCCACTGACATAATGTTAAAGGCGGTATTCTTTACACTCTCTTCAAGAGCTAGGATACCAATGTTATCTTTAGAGTTGTTCATGATATGATGCATGAGTTCCCTAATGATGGAGGACTTACCCATACCAGCTCCACTGGTGAAAGTAACAAGCTCTCCGGTTCTCATGCCATACAGTTTTTCATTCAACCCTGCCCAAGGATAATGAACAGTCTCACAATAGTTCTCATCGTATAATGCTTCTCCAATAGAATTAAGATTGATGATACCTGCAGGGGTATAAGGCACCGCTGCCCACCATAATCTAACGAACTCTTCTCGCTTACCTGCGACAAGGTATTCGTTTGCATCCTTGAAGTCTTTGAGATTTACGATACGACATTTATGAGGCTCAAATAATTCCGCTACCTTGGTGGTAGCCTTCTTACCTGCCTTATCATTATCGAAACAAAGGACGATGGTTTCAAAAGAATCCAAATATTCCAGATTCTCTCGACAATCCTTCAAGGCAGAGGCGGAAGACTTCACAGATACACTGGGCCACTTGGACCCAAACATCTGGAAGATAGACAGAGCATCCAACTCTCCCTCACAAATAGTAATGTACTTACCTTTCGGTGCAAATATATTCTGACCGAACAGAATACTTTGCGTAAGATTCCCTTCTACCCTGAAATCTTTGTTAGCTGTTAATCTAATCTTATTTGCAATATGATTACCATCGGTATTGAAATAAGGATAGATATGTTTGGAGATAGAATTATTATATTTTTCTACCTGTACAGCATACGCTTTACACGTAGCTTCCTTTATCCCTCTATCTCTTATGTCAGAGTACTGCCCTTTAGTTAGAGAAGTACTGATGACTTCCTTGATAGGAGATATCTTTTCTGCTGATTCCATATGCTCTCCTTCGGAGTTTATGTAAGTTTCACAGACAAAACAATATTGATGCCCATCAGACCATAATGTATTTCCATCTGAAGAACTACATTGAGGACACGGGACATGCTTCACAAACGTAGAATTATTTACGTTCACTATATTAATCCGTAAGTCAGGTAAGTAACCATAGCTTCTAAGATATAAAGAAAATAGACAACTACTATTCCTATCATAGACCACCACGCTATTTGTTTAATTTTATCCTTAATATACTCTTTGTAAGAAGTATATATCTTTCGTTGACCGCTTCTCCAAAACATATACTAACCCCTTTCTCATGTCAAGTTCTTTCTTAGCATCAGCCTTTTTAGTAAAGGTTTCAACAACATGCTTACCCTTACCCTTGTTACGATAGATTAAGTTCCACTTGCTTGTCATCTTTAGCTCTCTTAATTTTAATATTATCAAGATTAAACATTCCCAAGAAGTCCTCACTAAAATGTTTGTCGATACCGGAGTATATTCTTAGAACTACATGACTACCATCGTCTTCATAATAGCATATCTCAAGAAATTGAGTTTCTTTATCTATTGTAGATAACTCTATTGTAGGTTTAACTACACCCCACGTTGTAAGGTCTGCCACTACTTACCTCCTTCCCATTCATCTTCTATTATTTGATTGACAAACTGTTCTTTATCTGACATGATATCATCTGTTTCTTTACGAGCCAGATGCTTCGCTTCTTTAAGACTATAGCCTTCCCGCTGATACTCACGCACCAACGCTCTGAACCATGTCTTTCTATCTTTTTCCCACAGGTTTTTTGTCATAATCCTTTTCCTTATGAGGGGTATTTAACATTTTGTACTAGACAATCTATTAGTTCACCTCGAACCTTGATTAATTCCTTTTCCAACTGAACTATAATTTCCAATCTAGCTTCTATTGGCAGGATTTTAAATCCTTCATCCAAAGTTATGGAGTTATGGGACCAGCTATCTGCCTGACGCTTATCTTCTGAAGTATAAGCTATAGATTCATACTTACCGTAACTTAAGTATGGTGTGTACTCATCCTCATACCTGAGTTTTCTATTGGTCATGCTATCTAGCTCCCCCATTGTATGCATCTACTGAATCTTTAATTAAATAAGTATAGTCCTGCTTTTGTTCGTCGCAATCATCAAGCCAAGTACCTATATAATTAATTTGTTCTTCAGTTAGTTCTATTTTTGACAGGTAATCCAGCCTATCAGCTTCTATAACTGTTGCACTAATTATAGATTTATCCTTCCCTTCTAATCTTCTACGGGATAAATTTTCCAGCAGTTCTTCTGTGTTTTTTAATTTTAATTTAACTACTGTCACTTCAACAGTCAGGTCTTTAACGATTTGAGTTAGCCTTGTAACTTCATTACAGGCTATTTGAAAAGCGGAATCTCTAGTCATAGTTTATTCTCCGTTCTTAAAAACAAAACCAGCCCCGCATCGGGTGCATCGAAAGCTCCCATCTTCATACACGAAGAAGTGAGCATGTAACATTTCCCAGTTAGAACAATTCTCACACACCAGAGCAGCAGCTTCTTCTGCTTCCGGTAACCTTACTATGTTGTGCATTCTAATATTTCTTTACCTTCTCTACGATTGTTGTTATCCCATTATTGGGTATGTAACACAGTAAACAATTCTTACATTTTTGTCCAGTACAATTCTGTTTCTCCTTGTGTTCATGTTCAAGGACATTATTAAATGTACGGTCAAAGTGTCTGGGAGGTTTACTTAAAATTGTACCAACCTTCTTATTGGAATAGATAAGAATAAGGTTAGCAGGTTTCTCTCTCTGGTCGAAGAAAGGTCCAATGATGTCAGTCCTCTTTGTCCAGAGGGCAAAGTTACAATGAGGATTATGTTCTGCAATCCTGCAATAGTTCTCTATGTGAGTGAACTTAGGATACTTCACTCCATCCACTGTTTCAGTTATCAACTCACCATGAGCATCAAATCTATAGTACGCATCCATAATAAAAGGTATCTCATGTGGTTCCAGTTCCCTCACAGGAAGCAGGTCACTGTTCCTTTGTAATGCAGGTGCAGTATTCTTACGGAAACCCTTGAGCATATCATATGAATAACATACCCCACAGATATCCACTACTTCTCCTGCTTCTTCGTTACGCTTCTTACCACGCACGTAGTTATCATAACAGAACTTATTGGTAAGCGTGTTCACACTGACAGACTTAAACAATTCTAACTTGCCTGACAAGACAGTCTCATGCACTAATTGCATAGCTACTCTCCTAGTAAGGTGCGGCACGTATGGACAGTTGATTTAGTTTCTATCCATACTTGTGCGCCACAGGGTAAGGGTTTGTGAGGACTATATTTAATTTCACATGGCCCATCAATATACACATGGTGTGCGTATGTATTTGATTTATAATCCTTTACTGTAATTACAGGGTCATCCGTTCCATTCTTCCGGTTACCTCTTATCTTGTGTTGATTAACATGAATGACTTTTTTACGAGCACTCATATTTTTATTTCCTGTTTTTCAATACAGTCTGCTATCTCTGCAAAGGAAACATCATGGTCATTCATTTCTGCCAAGTCCCTTGCCACATCTTCCTCCAATCCTCCCATCTTTAACAGCATTTGTCCTGTGGGGAAGTCATCAACTGAAGTTTCTTTGTCATCGTTATGGTAGATTCGACTAGATATAAACCCCGGTTCCCACTCATCATCCTTACTTTTAGTTTTCTTCCTATTATCATAGGGAATGCCTACTATATCAGCCAGTACTCCCAGACAACAAAAGCTTTCAAACGGGTCTTTCTCAGAAAAATCTGTTGAACATAAATAATCTGTTCCTTGTAGATAGTCACCACTCCTTAAAGCAGTGACCCATTTCTTTGCTAATGTTCTATCCATTAGTTTAGTTCCTTATACTAATGCTATTAAAATTAGTAACAAAACAAACCCAAACATAATATGATTTGCAGTCATTCATTCTCCTTTCTCCGCTTCATCTATAGCTTCTTGCATTGAGCTACCTGTATCCTGAACTACTTTAGCTATCGAATAGAAATCTAATCCCTCATCGAAGGATATCTTGCATTCCGTTGATACACGAACAAGCAAGTCATTCATCTGCTCAAACTGCTTCTTGTCCTTTTTGGAAAGTGTACTGCCTTTAGGAAGTTTGTACATATAACGGTTCCTTTTTCCATGCGTTCAGGTCTTCTTGAGCTTCGTCTTCAGTAGAAAAGTAACCACTGAACCTATCCCAAGGACCACACTCAGAACAAAACCATCCAAGGTAATATCCTGCGGCTGAATGTAAGACTTCCATTTCATTTATCTTACATTCATTTCCACGTTCATCACATTGAGGTATCTTCATCCTCTTCTTCTCCTTGATAATGTTTGTAGTACAATTCTTGTTGGTATTCAACAATCATTTGTCGAACATCCTTTAAGAATTCTCTTGCTTGTTCAGAAAGGTTAGGCCCAAGGAGAGCCTCGTCTACTTCCCATAATTCAGGGTCCATCCTTTCTATTACTCCTACGGCAGTCTCCCACCGTAGGTTCAGAACCGCAAGATTAAGCCTCCTTGCTTCTTCTAAAAGTATAGAAGAAGTGTTTACTTTAAGCTCAGTCATGGCTGTCCTTTCGTTCCCATTGTTTCAAACACTCAGCACAAAGTGCACGGTTACCGTGGGGGTCAATGCTGCCACAATCTACTGCAATGTCACTACCCCTAACGTACCGATACCAAACCTTGTTTTCGCAGGTCATCACTCAGTCTCCTTTCTTGTAGACCCATGTGTTTGTTGTGAAGTTAAGCGGCTAACGCCAGAGTATTCCACGTATCAGACTTGAGCATCTTTCTTACTTGCTCTTCACGGGTGACACGTACATTGAAAGGCTTACTGTTATCCTTCCGAACACGCTCATTGGTATGAGTAGACCAGTGAGTAGCTGCATTGTATGCAGTCCATAGGCTGCCTTCATCTCTGGTTGCGTACTTCTCATAGAGAGCATTCCCGTGGAGATGACGGTTCTCTTCATCAAATATCTTCATGAGATTAGAGAGCATTACCTTGTTAGCTACCTTCTTTCTGGTAACATTATCCATACGTTGAGCCAAGGTTTTCGTAAACAAATCAATCGCTTGCTCTCTCTTTACAGGTGTACGATACCATTTCCGCATCATATCATACCCTTCTCCACCAATATACTTGGCGGCGTTGCCCACCTTGGAGGCAAAGGAAGATACATCAAGACCGGCAGTATGTTTCATGTAGATATGAGCCAGCTTATCTCCTACTACCAGAGTGTTCCAGCAGGAGGAACGAAACGCTCCCATCATACCATTCAATGCCCATTTTCCATTATGAGAATCACGAAGAAGAAGTCTAGGTTTTACTATATCTCCTCCTCCAATATCCAGAGCATACGCATTGAACTGTATGCCCAGTTGTAGTTGAGCACCATTATCATATACGTCTGTGGTAGTAGAAACATCATTCAGGTTTATCCCTGACTGCCATAAACCTTCTTCTATCTTCTTCACCATAGACAGGTACTGATGGTCCGGTCTGTCTTCTGATACGATAGACAAGACTTCTCCGGTATCTGTACGTTGCAGACCCATCCCTAATCTGGTTGGTGTCGGAATGCAGTTATCTGGTATAGTCCCATAAGTTATAGGGAATACCGTTTTAGTAGAGTGTTCTTCTCTGAACAGTGGAATTTTCTCTACACGAAAGTTAAGTTTATCATGGTCAAACAATGCTTGATTATTCAACATTACCTTGTTCCCTTTTTATAAGGTTGTTAAGTTTGTTAATACGGTTCTCCACATTCTTCTCATCACCTGTGTAGAACCCAGCTTTAATGGCATTCAACATGCCCTTCAGCCTATCACGTTGCTCCTCTAGGGAAGCAAGATGAATCTCTTTGGGATTATTGGTCGTCATTCTTAGTTCTTTCGGTCAATCTCATTCCATTTCTGAAGAAGTGCATCCCTTTTTTGGAGGGCTACCACTAGGTCATCCGTATGCAAACTGCATCGATGAATTTTCTTCGTGCCCTTTAGTCGTTTCTTAAAATGCCAGATGCGGTTACGTCGGTAGAGATACCTCTTATCTTCTTCAGAAGAGGAAGGACTGTCCATCATCCCGCTCTTTTTAGCATAATTTTCAAAGTCTTCTCGTGCCTCATCGGACATATTAATCCATGTGTCCAAATTAGTGAGGTCTTCCTTAAGTTGTCTGTCGTGCTCTTGGTCACGCTCATTCTGTTCATCTCTTCGTGTTTTGTAGTCGTCAAAAGAGATGATGTTAGTCGAGTTCGACATCCTTGTTTCCTTTCTTCCGGTTATAAGCACCCCTTCCTTTTAGAGAAGGGACTATACGCTTGCCTAAAAACCTACGCACTCTCCAATAAGGGTCACGAGGTTTCTTAAGCTTACGATTCTTTTGCATCTCTGAATCTAACATTGTCAACTGCCAACTCCTGTTCGCTTCTTTCTTTGTTGCGAATCAGTTTCCTGTTTGTCAGGTTATAGATACCGTAGAGCTTCGCCCCCTTTCTGGTTAGTTGCCACACAATAACCTCTCCTATCCAGATGTCTCCCCGATTTACTGGAATGGTTCGTATTATATGTGGAACCAAGTCACCAATACGCTTCGACAACGGAGTGAGATGGATAGGATGGTCCTTGAACTCCTCTTTCTCATACCTTTCGTCTATTGTCCAGCTTCCGTAGTATCTACCCATAAATCACCACAGGATTTTGAGCATTTTCATAACCATCATATTCGGTGATATTGTATTCTATATCAGCGGGAATTTTTACTACTTCAAGAGAAGCAAAAGCACCATTAGCTTTTTCGCCTAGTCTTTCAACCACTTCCACTAGAGCTTTGTTACCTCTGTGGAGATTCCTAACAAAGCTAGGATGCGTAATCGCGTGGTAAAAGTCTTCTTTTATTTCAAGTGGAGAGTCTTTCTTTATCGTTACGGATTCGTCGTTCATCGTAGAGTAAAAAGTAACAGGATATTCAAGAAGTTTCCAGAATAATTCTTCAGCTTCGTCGGACAAGCCGAACCCACCATGACATTTATTAAGGACTATCTTTTGTAGTTTCGGAATCCAATTACCGTTCTTATCTTTTACCACATCGCTACGTTTTGTCATTTCCTGACTCCATTTTTTCTTCGTGATGTCGCCACCCTGTGTCATAATCTTCTAACATGTCACACAAACGAGTACGCCATCCTCCACAGTCACCATTACAACAGAGATGATACCAAGGACGGTTTTTACCTATGTATTCAACACCAAAAAACCAACGTAAGTCTGAGTGCCACCAGTTCCATAGTCTACCTTTAATACGGTACATAATGGTATGATAATATTTATTAATCATCATTTAATCCTTCTAGGTTTGGAGAAAGTATCTATTATCAGTGCTACAAGAGTCAAGAAGAACATGGTAAAGCTAATACACATCACCATAAACACCTCATATGCTGAGACTTTGATAGTCAATGTAAAGTAAGGAAAGATAACTAACAAAGCTATGCACAGTGTACTCAGTAAGGCTGAACATCCGCCTATCATAGCTAAATATTTATAGCTCATTGTTTAGTCATCCAATCCTTATGTTCAGGTCACGTTTATAACAACGGAGACATACCACACGATATGTGCCTATGCGTAAGTCACCTCGTTCCCCACAGTCATGACATGTAGTTTGAAGTCGATGCAGTAATTCCTGCGAAGACCTCCTAGTTTCAGCCTGTATCTGAACATCGGTTTTCTCTGCTCCTCGTGGAGCTGTTCCAAGGTTCGTCATGAATTGACATGGGATAGATAAGCTTCCCTTTTCCGTTCTGTTGGAGATTTGTCTGCCTCCAGAGCATTACCGAATATGATAGACGATAGGTCATACCTACCTTCTGCCTCATATTCACATGCTACCTTCAGGCGTGAATCAACAGCATCAATCAGGATTGTGCCTGACCCGTCAAGTTTCGTGAGTAACATAGCGTTATCCTTTCTGTGACCAGCGATGTAATGTACGCCAATCTTTCTCTAGGAGTATGCTTTCCTTCACATCGGGAGTACACATCTCCCAAATAAGGAACATCCCTTTCAGTATGGACGCGCACATTTCTTTCTTACCAAGGGCAATAGCGAATAGCACCATTGACCTTACCGTATCATCAGAGATGTCGGCAGGTATATCTTCTTTAACTTTCAGTTGTTCCACCAGAACTTGATGGTCCCTGAAATCGTTTACCATGCCTTCAACTCTGCTCATCAAAGTATTATCATTTAACATGACATACCTCATCAGTCAGTTGAAGTTTATCATCTACGTGCGACCGCAGCGCAGAAGTATGTACAGACATGAAAAGCCTATACATACCAATAGGTTGCGTCCATATGACCTGAGTTGTTCCCATGCTCATTTACGTCGTTTTAAGGAATTGTGCGATGAGAACATCGGTTCTCTCTTTTCATGAGTGCGCCCATCTGAATGAACTATTGTTATTATCTGCACACACCTACTGTGTCCCTTGGTGTAAAGCTTACGCTTGGAGGTTTTCCCATATAGCTTAAGCCTACGGCATATCTCTAAGACATTGCTGTTGTCGTAATGAGTTTTCATTTATCGTTTCCCTCGTGAGATTATTCGAGCCCATACGAGATAAGTGGAGTTGAGTGACACCATGTCACCGAAGTATTGCTTCAAAACAAAAGAAAACCCCCAGCTTCCGCTAGGGGTTTCTTTCAGTATATTTACGATGTTAAACAGTCGCGTGGAGCCCGTTTACAGCATTGTTAATTCTGCCGTTACTTCCACTTTTCACTTGAGCTGCACGACTACCGCGTTTCTTAGCAGAGACGCGATTGTCTTTCCGCTTGTCAGTTATTGTGGTCAAAACTTCGACTTGAATTTTTCTTACTTTCAAATCCTTAGCAAGCTTAGTATCTTCTGCTTTGTTGTAGGTTTTCTTAAAATGCCTACGTAGTGCGCTGGGTGTCATATCATACATTTGAGTTAATGTAAGATTTTTCGTCCCAGCACCTTCACCTTTACCAGAAGCAGCTTCTCGCCAAGCTTTAAACGTATACAATTTTTTGTTGTGCATTGTATCAATGTAATCTTCCAAAGTTTTACAATCCGCAAACAATTCACGAACACGTTCACTTAAGGTTAGCCTGCTAAGTTGTTTAGCAAACGCTTCTGACTTTGTAATGTTTGAATTTAACCATTTAATCCAAGCACTTGCAGTGGTAACGCCTGTCTCTGCCTTTTTAGTGCGTGATTTAACATTCAAGACTAGTTCGCTTGCTAAGTAAACAAGCGGTGCAAGAAAATCACCAACCGTATTTTGAGATGTTTCATAATTTTCGCTGGCTGACTTTACTTTCGCAACGACATCAGCGAACACCTTATGTTTGGTTAGCTCACTAAGTACTATACGAGACACACCGTTTTCTAAATGGTTCATTATGATTACCTGTTCTGTTTAGTTAGGTTGCTAATGAAAAATGTGTCTCACTGCATAGCAGTGCTGACCGCTAGTTGAGTGACATGGTGTCACTGAACTAACGCTAGACTGTTATTAACAATGAGAAACAACTATCTAATAGTCTATAGAAGTTAATGCGGTATGCAAGTTTTTATTTTCTGCGGTATTGTACTTCGTATACTAATTAGTTGAGTGACACCATGTCACCGAAGTAAGTGTTTAGTATGCTAACGAGTTCGATAGTATGCTAATGAATTGCATAGCCTGCTAACGAAATAAGGTATCGTTTTCTGAGAATTGAAAGGTGTGTTAAGTGAAATAGAGAAGGGCGGGGGGAAAAATTCGCGCGCAAAAAAAAAAAAAATAAAGATTACTTACTCATAAAAAATTAGAAAAATTCACTGAAATCATCAAAAAATAAAAAAGGGTTAGCAATAATAGAAAAACTATATAGTGGTATATTTATCACATAAAAATATATTACAGTTTGCCCCTTGACAAATGGTGTTTTCGCCCCATATAATACTCTATGTACTCTTAATACATATAGTTTATTTTTTTTGTTACTCTATATTACTAATAGTATCTTTAAGGAACTCTAATGGATAATATAAAAAATAATATAAAACAACTGGAAGAATGCCTTTCGCTGCCAAAAGGGTCCTTAGAGAATTCTTTTGTGCAAATGGATTCTTTGTCTGCTGCCACTGTCTTGTCTACGATGATGGAGGAAATGATAAAAGGAATAGCTACTGCTCCTGCTGTCTTCAGACAACCACATATGGCAGAAGGCGTAACTTGTATCTTATCTAATCTTAGTTTACTAAGAGAACTTTTTATGGATGATTATGCAAACGGAACTAGAACCATCAATTAGTAAACTGGAGGGCCTCTTTGCAACGGCTGCTCTTCTGGAAGAAAATGTTCATCTTACTTGTAGAGATGACTTTTTGTCTTTCATTAGGCTTGTCGCGCCCACTCTGATTTCTGATTGGAAAATGGGACAGCACATCAAGGTTATCTCCCAAAAATTACAACAAATAGAATCAGGAGAAATAAAGAGACTGATGGTCTTTCTTCCTCCTCGTTCCTCCAAATCCGTTATTTGTTCCAAGCTTTTCCCTGCATGGTACATTGGTCGCCATCCACAACATGAGATATTGACGGTATCTCATAGCGACCAACTATCCAGCGATTTCGGCAGGTCGGTGCGTGATATCGTAAATACGGAAATGTTCCATGATATCTTCAGGGAAGTAGCGTTGCGTAGCGATGTCAGGGCGGCTGGCAAATGGAAAACCAACCAGAACGGTACATATTATGCAGCAGGGGTTCGCAGCCAGATAGCGGGGCGTGGTGCTCACGTTGCCATTCTGGATGATGTGATGTCGGAAGAGGATTCCTTTTCGGAAACCGGACGACGCTATATCAAGGAGTGGTATCCTGCTGGCCTGAGAACCCGTATCATGCCCAACGGTTCCATCGTCATAATCAATACCAGATACCACCATGATGACCTGTGTGGCTGGCTGCTCAAGCAGGAAGAGATAATGGATATGGAAACCACCAATCCTTGGGAAGTAATAAGTATCCCGGCATGGCTGGACGAACCTGCCTCCGAACTCCTTAATCTTCCTGTAGGTTCTTCCTATTTCCCTGAATGGAAACCAGACGAGATTCTCAGAGTAGATGAAGAGGAAATTATTGCCAGCAACGGTAGTCGCTACTGGGACTCCCTTTATATGCAAAACCCCACCCCGGAGGAAGGCGGTGTTATCAAGAAACGCTGGATTAAGAAGTGGGAACACGAAGACCCTCCGATATGTGATTTTATACTACAAACCTATGATACCGCTTTTTCCACCAGAACCTCCGCTGATTTCAGTGTTATTCAGACATGGGGAATCTTTGACCTGCCAGAAGAGGATGCGGTGGGCAAGGAGTACTGGGGCGGTCATTTAATTTTGTTGGGTAACGTTCGAGGTCGCTATGAATATCCTGAACTGCGCCGAATGGCCCAACTTCTTCACGACGAGCACAGACCTGACATCTGTATCGTTGAGAAGAAGGCAAGCGGTCAGTCCCTCATACAAGATATGAGAAGGGCTGGCTTGCCTGTCTTGGAATACAATCCTGACAGAGATAAAGTATCTCGTGTCTATGCTGCCAGCCCGATGATTGAATCGGGGCATGTCTGGATTCCAACGAATAAGCGATGGTCCAACGAATTAATTGAGGAACTGATAACTTTTCCGAATGCACGGCATGATGACCAAGTGGATGCCCTGACAATGGCAATTCATTATATGAGAGAATCATGGCGTTTATCACATCCTGATGACCCAACGGAAGACGATGAACCTGTAAGGCATAAGAAGAGGGTTGCGTACTGGCCTGTTTAGGTGTATAATAAACAATTCTAATTGGGGTTGAACATCCTGTTAGTGTATTCGCCATTCTCATTAGGAGTATGAAATGGAACTTGCGTCTATTTGGTTAGCAATTATTCTGATGTATAATGTAGGAGGGAATCCTGTTGTTCCTGTGTATAAGACTGCTTCCAGTGGTCCTTTTGAAACACAGGAAGCATGTGTTGTAAATGTTAATAATATCGGTCTTTCCCTGATAAGTGAAAGAAACCAACCTTTAGGATATAAAATAATAGATTCGTACTGCATCGAAGTTACCGATAAGGATTCGACTTCTCTTATTGTCGGTCCCACTACTTAGTGGAAATAACGTATTTTCATATTATTTTAGGAAGTCTTTTAGTTTACTGTATTTTATATGAGATAGTGGATTGGTGTGATAGAAATGTTTCTTCCTGACCCTAAGAAAAAACCACAAGAATTAATAAAAAATCTAACGAATCTAAATCGTAGACAATTCTTGGGACGAGGATTAAAAGGAGTAGCTGGGAGTGTAGCTTCTAGTAGCGGTCTTCCTGTGGGTTCAGAAATTATTACAGGGGCATTAAGTGGAAAAGGTGGTTTACCACAAGACTTAATAAGAAAATATATTATTTCTCTAGGGGAACAGTTTGCAGAAACTGATGCGTTTCTATATGACGTTTATAAACCTATAGGGGAAACAAAAGTACCTCAAAAGATACTTAATATGCTTACTTCCGAAGGAAAACCAAAACCACCATCAATGCTGAAAGCAGAACGTAAAGAACTTAATAGAATAGAACTAAGAAATAAATTTAAAGGAAGTCCCACTAAAACTTTTGAACATTCAGCGGAAGAATATGGAAGACAAATTAAAGAGGCTATGAATTTAGATGAAACAGGGTGGGCGAAATTAGAGAGTAAACTAGATGATGTGGTATTTCGTATAGAAGATAATGAAATTGATAGATTACGAGAGTATCAAAGAGTATTGCAAAGTAGTCGTGACCCCTCTTCTACCACACCATCGGAAGCACCAAGAAAGCCTGTACCAGAACAAAGGCGCGTTGAAAAATCTAAACCAACTACTCAACCTTCTCCAAGACTTACCAGAACTGCTTCTCCACCACCACAGTTTCCCTCTGGTAAAGACCTTTCACGTATTGCATTGCGTGGAGCAGCTAATCTAGCAGGATGGCCTATGTATGCTGCGTCCTTTGGAATTCCTTCGGCACGTAGCGGAGAATCACAGGTACTGGCAGAACTGGCTGACCAGCCTGATGCAGATTTTGAAACGGCTTTAAAAGAATACCGTCAACGATTAGCACAACAGGAAGAAACTTTGAAATTAAGAAGGCAACAAGAAAATCTTGGGCCTTTAGGGATGTCGTAAGATGACAGAGATTTTTGATAGAACAGGTATAGCTTCACTTAGAAAGCAACGTCCTGTCAAAGCTTATGAAACCCCTCAACATTATTATGAAGGACCAGCAGGGGCAAATATCGGAGAGCGTTTACTTTCTTTGCAAAGAGAGGGATTAAGTATACCTATGCATACTTTTCTTGGACAGAATGTGTCTGGGCAGTGGGGAGAATATACTCCTGATAAAGAATATAAAGCACCGATAGGAAAGACTCATCGTGACCGTAATATAGGATTTCAAGTAGGTCGTCCAGTATCTCATATTAATGTACTTAATGCTCCTCTGCTTGTACAAGAGAGAAATTATAGAGGTAATATGTCACCAGAACAGGCAGAAAAACTTCAAAAATTTACGGAAGGCCAAGACAAGAAACATGGTACTAGAGCATGGCTACAACGTCGATATAGAAATGTCCCAAAACATACTCGTCCTCCTCTAGAGGCTCCACTAGCCTTATTATTAAGTACGCAGAGCCATCCAGACGAAGCATATGCAGAACTCTCTCCTGAGAGAAATATAGAGATACAACGTACACGTAATATAGATTTAAAGAATGTTGCACGACACGAAGCAGGGCATCATGGATTAGAGTTGTCTGGAGAACAAGGTGAGGAATTTAATCGTCCTATGGATTATCTTACGATAACAGATGAAGACCCATATTATCGAAAAGCGGCTCTAAAGCATTTAGGAATAACTGAACCAGAGATGATTAGGATGTTGGAGAGTGAAACAGCTTTCCGTAAAAAATTAAACAAGATGTTAAAAGAATCCAACGCTCGTTTAATAGCTCAAGGACGGCCTCCTATAGATAATCAAGCAGTTATTAAGAAAGCACTTGCAGAACGTCGCCAAGCACTTTCAAGACCAGTATATCCAGATATTCCGGAACGAGGACTTTATACTGGTTATGATACAGCTTCCAGAGGAAAAGAGAATAATACTGGCGGTATAATAGAACGTAACCCTTATCCTTATGAATCGAGAGCAATCTAATGGGAACAGGACTTTTTCATAATCCTTTACAGAATTTACTTTTTCATACGTATAACAAACAAGGTTATCCTGTAAGAGATATGTTGTTAGAGATATTTGAAATGTCAGACCAAGATATTTTGAAAGAATTAAAGAAATTAGGAGTACGTCCTGATGTAATTAAAAAAGCTGGTGGGATGGTAGAAAGAAATCCCTACTTAAAACAAGGAAACTAAGATGGCAATAGAACGAAACCCTAACGACAAGATTTCAGGAGAGAACGTAGTTTCTATGCGCCCGGAAGTAGCGGAAGAAGAGAATGTTTCTTTCGATATTAATCCTGATGGCAGTGTGGTCGTTAATTTTAGTGAAGAAGAAGAGATAGCAGGAGGTTCTTCTGTCGTATCCGATTGGTATGGAAATCTGGCAGAAGAGTTGGAAGACGAGTTTCTCAAGGAAATTGCCAGTGGTGTCTTTGAACGATATGAAGCGGATAAGGATTCTCGTCAAGAATGGGAGTCTATGTTTGAACGAGGCTTTGACCTTCTGGGTCTGAAACTTCAGGATGCTTCCGAACCTTTTGAGGGAGCCTGTAGTGCAGTACATCCCTTGTTAATCGAGTCTGCTGTCAAGTTTCAATCCAAAGCTTCACAGGAACTCTTTCCACCTGCAGGTCCTGTGAAGACACAGGTTATCGGAAAATACACCCCTGAAAAAGATAAACAGGCTGACCGTGTAAAATTATTTATGAACTATCAGCTTACGGAACAAATGCCAGAGTACTTTGATGAATTTGAACGCATGTTGTTTCATTTACCTTTACTGGGTTCTGCCTTCAAAAAAGTATACTATGATAGTTCTTTGTCTCGTCCTGTTTCCGAATTCATTCCTATCGACCAGTTCTACGTTTCTTCCTATGCCAGCGACTTACGGAAAGCAGACCGTTATACGCATGTAATCTATCGGAGTCCACATGATTTGGCTCGTGAGATAGCTTCCGGTATGTATCTGGATGTTGACCTTGCAGATGCCACAACTCCTACTCAAACTCCTATTACCAATAAAATGGATACTATTATGGGTCTGAATCCTTCGGGAGATAATGACCCTCAATATGTTTTACTGGAACAACATTGCTATCTGGAACTTCCTGAAGAATTTAATAATGGAGAAACTGAAGGAGTTGCTCTTCCGTACATTGTTACGGTGGAAGAGCAATCACGCAAAGTTATTTGTATTCGTAGAAATTACCGTCCTGATGACCCGCGCAGAGAAAAGATTCTTCATTTTGTACATTATCGTTTTGTGCCGGGATTTAGTTTTTATGGATTAGGTTTGATTCATTTTCTTGGCAACTTGACAATGACAGCTACTGCTTCAATGAGAGCACTCGTGGATGCTGGTCAGTTTGCCAACCTACCGGGAGGATACAAAGCGAAGGGTGTACGAATTGTCGGAGACAACGACCCGATTTCCCCCGGTGAGTTTAAAGAAGTGGAAGCAACGGGAATGGATTTGAGTAAGGCAATTATGACGTTGCCCTACAAGGAACCTTCCCAGACGCTTTATAATATGCTTCAGTTTGTAGCTTCGACAGGACAGAAGTTTGCCGATAATACAGAACAGGTTATATCCGACATGTCTTCCTATGGTCCTGTAGGAACTACGATGGCCCTTCTGGAAGCTTCCAGTAAATTCTTTAGTGCTATTCACAAAAGAGTACATAAAGCCCAGAAAGATGAATTCAGGATTCTCGCAAGAATAAATCATGACTTCCTTCCTGATGAATATCCTTTTGATGTTCCCGGTGAAAGTCGTAATGTTCTCAAGGGTGATTTTGATGGTCGGGTAGATATCATTCCGGTAAGTGACCCTAATGTACCCTCCAGTGCTCATCGTCTGATGATTTCACAAATGGCTCTGCAACTGGCACAACAGGCACCTCCGGGTATGTTCAATCTGGAAGCCCTTAATCGTACTATTCTAGAGAATGCCAACATGCCGAATCTGGAACAGATACTGCCTGAGAAGAGAAAAGCGGAACCAATGGACCCTGTATCCGATATTGTAGCGGCTACCAAGGGTGTACCGATTGGAGCTTTTCCCGGTCAGAATCATGAGGCTCACATAAAGGTCAAGAGTGCTTATATTCAGGACCCGATTCATGGAGCCAATCCAATGATGCAAAGAGTTAAACCGATTATCGAAGCTAATATTCAGGAACATGCGGTTCTCAAGTATCAGGAACAGGTTAGTGGTGTCGCTCAAGAAATGATGTCTCAACTATCACCGGAACAGGCACAGATGCCAGAAGCACCGGAACTTGCGATGTCACAAGCAGCACAACAGGTTCTCAATGCAAATCAGGCATTAGGAGTTCAGATGTCACCGGAGCAGCAGATGGTCCAGATAGAACAGGCCAGATTGAAGCTTGAGGAACAGAAATTACAGATTCAGATTCAGACGGAAGCGGCGGAAGCTGCCCTCAAGAATCGTGAACTGGACCTTGAAGAATTAGAAATCGGTATTAAAGCAGGTGAGAAGCAAGCCGATTTCATGACGAAATCAGAGCAAAAAGAACGTGACCGTATCAGCAAACAGGCAATGAAAGCTGTCGAGATGCTATATGGGGCTGCTCTGAAGGAAGCGGAAATGGACCGCGATATGCAGCTTAAATCTATGGATGTTCTTACTAAGCTTGCAGAAATGGAACAAAAGGGTGAAGATACCAAAGCAATGGTTACTGCCAAAAAGGTTTTGGGAATTGCACAATTAGCGGAAAAAGAAGGCAAGAATAAAATTGATGCTCTTTTGAAGATTTCACAATTATTAAATAATACGGGAGAATAAATATGAGTACATGGATACAAAAACGAGTAACAGAACCCAGTACGTGGGCGGGTGCTGGCACCGTATGCATAGGCGTAGGTGTCCTTATCGGTCTTAACTGGTTTTCTATTGCTGGTATAGCTTTAGGTGCTTTTTCTGTGATTATGCAAGATAGAGAATGAATATTTGGGATGAGGTTATGACTCATTTCAACACAGAAATTGAAACTTTGAAGCAAAGCTTGGCAGAGGGGAATGCACCAGATTATGCTTCCTATAGACAAACGGTTGGCATGTGTGCGGGGATAGAATGGGCTAGAAATAGCTTTACAGACATCATTAAAAAACGTACTTACACAGACGATGAAGAGGAGTGATATGCAACAGCCAGCGTTAGCAAAAGCCATTAAAAACGATGAATGGATAAGCGGAGAGGAAGAAGATGTCAAAGACCCTTCTCCTTTGCCAAGTTTACCGGGATATCATGTTTTAATCCGTCCTGTATCAATCAAGACAACCACGAAAGGGGGTATCCTAATTCCTGATTCAACTAAGGATGATATGGCCTTTTTAACAACAGTAGGCCGTGTTCTTTCAGTGGGAGACTTGGCTTATCAGGACGAAGTCAAGTTTCCTAAAGGTCCTTGGTGTAAAATAGGAGATTATGTTTGTTACGGCAAACATGCAGGAGTGAAAATTCAATATAAGGGAGTTCGCCTGATATTGTTATTTGATGACCAGATTATGGTCAGAGTAGGAAATCCAAAACATTTGGACCCCACTTTTAATTTAACATCATTTTCTGACTAGTACTATTGCGTACTGGCAGAAAATGGTGTATAATACAAGAACGTAAATTCGCTTGTTTCGTAAACAACGTAGGGAGTAAGTTTAAATGGTTGAAGATGCAGCTTGGAACTCTGTTGAAGTTCCAGAAAAAGAAAACAAAGTTGAGTATGAAATCGAAAAGGAGCCTGAAAAGCCTGAGAAAGTTAAAGCAGCACAAGCAGAACCTCCAGTTCAAGAGGAACCAAAAGAAGCACAAGAACCAAAAGAACTGGATGGAATTGAAACTGATGGTGCTCAAAAGCGTATTCGCCAGTTGGTTCAACAGCGTAAAGAACGTGATGAACAAATTCAAAACTTGTTAGGTCAGAATGAACAACTTAATCAACAACTGGTACACAGGGAAAAAACCTTTACGGAAACTCAGAAAGCTTCTACGGAGATTTCAGAGAAACAACTTGAAAATAAGATTGAATTAGCTCGTCAGAATTATCTGGAAGCTTATCAATCGGGAGATGGTGAGAAGACCCTCAAAGCACATGAATCTTTAATGCAAACGCAATTTGATTTACAGAATATAGGAAATCAAAAAGCAGCATTAGACCAATATAGTCAGGATGTGGACCGACAAGCTGCACAACTTCAGCAAACTGGACAACAGCAGAAACAGGCCCCTGACCCACAAGCAGTTGCTTGGGCTTCGGAAAATGAATGGTTTGGGAAAGATTCCGTAATGTCGGCAGCAGCGTTAGCTATCGACAATGATTTAAAACAGATGGGATTAGACCCCAGTACATCTGAATTTTATGAGGAAGTAAACCGTAGATTAGAAAAGGAGTTTCCTCATAAATTTGAGAATCGGTCGCAGTCAACGTCATCGACTGCTCAAGTGGTTGCAGGAAGTTCGCGTAGACCTGCAAACTCCAAGAATAAAGTCAAACTGAGTCCAGAGGATGTAAGATTGGCGAATAAATGGAGTATCCCTCTTGAAGTATATGCAGCCGAAAAGCAAAAGGCTACTATTGCAGAAGGTGATTATACAACAGTTAATTTAACTAGGCGCGGAGGATAAGTATTATGACTACACGTACAGCACGTACTGCTAAAGAACGAACTTCGGAAACAAGAGAAGAAACGGAATATAGATATGAAGAGCCGAACGCTCTGGATATTCCCGAAAGTGTAGAAAATCGTTTCACTAATGAAGGAATGGTTTTACGGTGGTTGCGAACAACTCTACAAGGTAAGGATGATTACCAGAATATCGGTAAAAAGATGTCTGTTGGTTGGGAATTCGTTTTACCCGAAGAAGTTCCAGAAATGGCAAGCACTTCTTTCGTGCGGGAAGAAGGGCGATATAAAGGCACAGTCAGTCGTGGTGACTTGTCGTTGGCAAAATTGCCAGCGTTTAAAGCCGAAGCCCGTAAAGAGCATTATAGAGAGAAGAGTGAGAATCTCATGAATGCTGTTAATGCACAACTTGAGAATTCTTCTGATTCTAGAATGCCTATTTCTAATAATAGCAAATCTTCTGTAATTCGAGGAAGGCAACCGTCTTTTCAGGATTAAAGAAGACTAGCTCAAGAGAGGAGTGAAGTATTATGTCAACTAGTAAAAATCTTCGCGGATTCCTCCCTGCTCGTATGCGTGGTTCTGGTGCTAATTCTACTGGATTTGATGAAATTAAAATTGCGTCCAATCATGCTCAGAATATTTTTACGGGCGACCTTGTTGAAGTAAGTGCAGGTAGTTTATGGGCGGTATCAGCAGGTGCTACATCTGTTGGAGACGCTTCTCCTGCTATTGGTGTTTTTATGGGTTGTCACTATGTTGAAAATGGTGAACCTAAATGGAATAAGTATTGGCCTACTGGTACATCAGCTACTGATGCCAAGGCTTTCGTAAATACGAATCCTTGGAGTACTTATTACATTCAAGCTGATGCTACGTTATCAGCTGGTGATATTAACAGTCAGAACTTCGGCATAACGGTAGGGTCCGGGTCAACTGTCACTGGTCAATCAGGTTTTGGTATTAAGGCAGCATCAAGAAGTAATTTAATTCTTGATGTACGTCCTATTAATGTTTTGGATGAACCCGGCAATGATATTACTGTTGCCGCTCAAAACGCCTTCCCAGTAGTGGAAGTTCGTCTTATCCATCACGTTGACCTGTTGACTGCAACTACAACTGTTACTACATAGAAAGGGAGTATAAATTATGGCTATTAATCGCGCTAGTATTGCCAAAGAACTACTCCCCGGTCTTAACGCCGTATTCGGTTTAGAGTACGGGGATGTAGATAATGAGCATACAACACTGTTTGAGGTCGAAAACTCAGACCGTGCGTTTGAAGAAGAGGTACTCTTCACAGGATTCGGAACGGCTCCTGTGAAAGGGGAAGGTGCTGCTGTCAGTTATGACAACGCTCGTGAGAGTTATGTAGCACGGTATACCAACGAGACTATCGCACTCGCGTTTGCGGTTACTGAAGAGGCTATGGAAGATAACCTCTATGACACGTTTGCCAAGCTTCGTGCCAAAGCCCTTGCTCGTGCAATGGCTAACACCAAGCAGGTTAAAGGTGCGGATATCTTCAATAACGGGTTCACTGATACTGCTGTTTATCATGGCGGTGATGGTGTACCTCTCTTTAGTGCTGCACATCCTACGATTAGCGATGGCAGTCAGTCGAATGTACTTTCGGCTAATGACCTTTCATACTCATCTTTGGAAGCGGCTATTACGTCGATTCAAAAGATTAAAGATGACAGGGGTATTCTTGTTGGTGGTTCTGCCGTGTCTATTCACATTGCGCCAGACAACTGGGCAACAGCCAACTCTATGCTTAACTCAACCTTAGTCCCATCTGCTGGAACTATCGCTATTGATGGTTCTTCGGCACTGACAGGTCCGTCAGGATGGAACGATGTCAATTCTGTACGCAGCATGGGAATGTTGCCGCAGGGGTCCCACATAAATCGTCGCTTCACTGATACTGATGCGTGGTTTGTAAAGACCAACATACCAAATGGAACCAAAATGTTTAATCGTGTTCCATTGCAAACTAAGATGGAACCTGACTTTGATACTGGTAATCTCCGGTTCAAGGCCCGTGAACGGTACAGCTTCGGCTGGTCCGATTGGCGTGGTTTCTTTGGAAATCAAGGTTAATTGATACTTTAATCGGAGGGGGCTTTATAGCCTCCTTCGGTTTTACTTAAGGAAAGAAATATGCCTTCAAACATTAAGACTGCAATGGTAGATGGTGGTGGAACGGGAAGTGGGTTGTTAGTAGATATAACAACTTCCGTTACTTTAAATTCAGATAATAACTTGAATTCATCCACCCGTATTTTTGCTCTATATGCCGATGAAGCTGGTGTTTATCAAATTACAGGCGATAAACAACAGGTAGCGAAGTCTGGTGCTTCTGCTTCTTCTGGTGTTGGTATAAAAATTAAAGCAATCGCAGGAACGGATATTTATTTAGGAGATTATGGGCCGAAAATCAGAGGAGTAGTAAGAGTTTCCGCTCCTTCCTCGTCGGCTGTCACCACTGTATTTTATGGATAGTTAAATGGCTGACTATACCTACTTGGTAAATGATATCAAGAATACAGCAGAGGATGATTCTTCTGAATTTCTTGACCAGATTCCAAAACTTGTCAATAAAGCAGAAAATCGCTTGATTCGGGAATTGGACGATGTAGGATTGAATTCTTATACGTCTATTGCTGTTTCGACATCGAACCCGTTTGTCTCTCTTCCGTCCGGTACTCGTATCGTGCGGAATTTTAGTATCAAGGCAAATGGAACCAAGATAAATCTTTTACCTCGCACCACAGAATTTATTAGTGATTACTGGCCTTACGTTAGTGCTTCTATTGGAGAACCTAAATACTATGGTATGCGTTCTAATACGCAAATTGTAATTGCTCCTACTCCAGCGTCTATACATGATGGAGAAATTTATTATGTATCACGACCAACGACACTCAGTTCCGTAGCTCCCAATAATTATTTTAGTGATTTTTGTTATGATGCCTTATTCTATGCGTCGATGCTTGAAGCTTCTCTCTTTATGAAAAGTTTTAATACGATGCAGTTTTGGCAAAGTGAATATACTGCAGCTATAGACGGTTTGCGTAATCAGGCTCGTAGAACTCGTCAGGATGATATGGAAGTGGCTGCAAGTCCTGCTGGTAGTGCAGACCCGTTGATTCAGGGAAGTAGTTAATGAGGTCAAATAAGTTTTATTCAAAAAAAGAAAACTTATTTTTCAAAGAGAAAAGCAATGACAATCAGCAGAGCGATGATAGGGAAGGAAATTCAAATGCCGGGGAAGAAACCAAAACTAGGCAGCGGAAAAAGATTCAAAGCTTTAAAAAAGAAAACAGGTAGTGCTGCTCTGGCTGCATGGATAGGACGAAAGAAATACGGTAAAAAGAAATTTGCTGAACTTTCCAAAAAAGGTAGACGTAGAAAAGCTAAAGCTGCTACGGGAGGATTGGTTCGAGAAAGAGTAGCTCAAGCTATGGAAGGATTAGAATAATGAGTTCAAGATTAACTGCTAATAGTCCACTTACTGTTGTAAAGAATGGTAAGGCAACACTTCGACAGCCTTCACAAAGTAGTAGAAATAAATATAATAATCTAGCAAAGCAAAGACGTATCAAAAAGCAAATAGCTGATGAATATGCTAGAAAAACAGCGGCTATTAAAAAAAGAAAAGCTATAAAGGAAGCTGCTGAAGAAACTCCTGCTACTCAAGCTAAAAAAGGTGGAACTATTAAACGTAGAGGCGGCGGTGGAGTTTCTGCTAAAAAAACAAAGGGAACAAAAGTTTCGGAAATTAACAGAAGAAAAGGAGAATGGGAAGAAGCTCCTATGGAGGGCACTCCGGGTCCTTATAATCCTCAAAAGCACAGGATAAAGAAGAAGGAAGATACTTCTGTAACCATGAAAAAACTTCCTACTGATTATCAATGGAATATGTCAGATTGGGAACGTGAAAGAGAACGAGGATTAGCAGGAAGTCCTAGAGCAGCAAAAGCACATCTAGAGTATGAAGGTGACAAGCGGAAAAGAAAGAGAGCTGCTAAAGAAACCCCTGCCACTCAAGCTAAAAAGGGTGGAACTCTTGGTACAGGCGCTGCAGTAAGAGGTTTGGGTAAAGGTTATAAAAAAGGTGGAACTATTTAGGGGAGATAAAAGTTATGGCTACGAGTAAAAAAAGTGGTGGTACGATTAAACGCAGAACTGGTGGAGTAGGACATTCTACTGGTAAGGGAACTTCATTAAAGAAGATTAATAAGGAAAGAAAAGATTGGTTTGATTCCAAAATGGAAGGTACTGCAGGTCCTTATAATCCTCCTAAAAAGCGGTATAGGAAACGCCCTGCAACAGGGGCTGGTCAGGATTGGCCTACAAAGAAACGTCGCACAAAGAAGACAGTTAAAAAGCAGAGTGGTGGCATGACCCATGAGGGTCTGTATCCTGCTGAAGAAGCTAGGGCTGGTGTTTTATCTGAGAAGGAACGTCGCAGGTTTGCTAAAACAGGTGGTGCTGTAAAGCGTAAGGCTGGTGGTATGGGTTTAACAAAAAAGGATTTGCCTTCTAAATATAAATCAACTGCTCCTATGGGAACTACTAAAAAAGATTTAGCACAAGGAAAAGAAACGGCTAGAACAAAGAAGGCTAAAAAGGCTGCTGTAAGGGCATTACTTCCTGTTACACATGGTTTAAAAAAGCTTAGTCAAAATATAAGAGCAGAGAATAGAAGTAAAGGAAAAAATCCTTATGCTTCTCGTAAATCTGGTGGAACTATAAAGAAGCAAACAGGCGGTCTTACTCAAGGATACGATGCACGGTTAGATGAATCTCTGGGTGCTCGTAATCGTGGTACAACAGGTAATCTGGCTGCTCGTAGACATGAGAGTGAAGGCATGGAACGTGCTCTTGGTCGTAGACCTTATTCTGCTGCCAGTACAATGGCGAAGAAGGGTGGTTCTGTAAGTCGTAAGAAGGGTAGTACTGTATCTCGTAAATCCGGTGGTAAAATCATGTATGGCTATAAAGCCGGTGGTAAAGTTTAAATAAAGGAGAACTACTATGGCTGATACTATATTTGAGTTAACAAAAAAACATCTTCGTAAAAAAAGAAGAGAAAAAGAAAAAAGATTAACTCCAGAATCTGAGACTAATCCTAAAGTTAAAGTCCCTAGTCACAGAGCTAAAATAGCTAAAAAGGGTGGTAAAATCATGGTCGGCTATAAAGCTGGCGGAAGAGTTTAGGGAGATTAATTATGGCTGTTAAAAATAGACCGGGAGTTATTAGAAGAAGTTCTATGGACCCCGGTGGTGAATTTTTAGTATGGAACGGTCAGGGGTATACTTATGAAGCTAGTAAGGCCGATGCTGTAGATACTGCAAAAGCAATATGGGGTAAAACTACTCCTATATTATTTAGAGGTGCAGTAAAAGGGCATACAAAAGGTGGAACTGTTTCTCGTAAATCTGGTGGTAAAGTAATGCATGGCTATAAAGCCGGTGGTAAAGTTTAGGGAGATTAGTTATGGCAGGTCCATTAATACCAGCAGCGTTAGTAGCAGTAAGAGTTATGGGAAAAGGTATTCAACATCTTACTAAAAAACAGGCTGATAAAGCAGTAAAAGAAGGATGGGGTAGTACAGTTAAAGCAAAAAAACCTTATGCTCAAATTAAAAAAGAAAGAAAAGCTGAATTAAAAACTCAACGTCAAATAAGAGCAGCTAAAAAAAAGGATATACAAAAAGAACATGGTGAACGGATAAGAGCAGGTACAGATTATGCAAGTAAACAAAAGATAGCATGGCAAAAATTAACTCCAGCACAACGAAAAGAAGCAGGTCGAAGTTTAGCAAGTCTTGAAAAAAGTATATCAGAATCTACAAAAGTACTTAAACCTTCAAAAGTTTCTAGTCGTCAAAAAAGAATGCAATTACCAAGAAAGGGAGAAACAAACCCACTCAGAAAACGTGGTGGAAAAGTTTCTCGTAAAGCTGGTGGTAAAATAATGCAAGGCTATAAAGCAGGAGGGAGAGTTTAATGCCTATTTATGGAAATAGAATGTATCCTTATACCAAGAAGGGTTATAAGGATTACAAACAAGCGTTGATTGATGGAACTGGTAAACCTACTGGGCAGGGCTTCGGTGCTGCTCGTGAAGGACCATCCGTAGTCGGTCCAGAAACGGATGTTGTTTGTGATTATGAACCCGGCAAAATCTACGAATACAACGATTAAAGATGCCTCTTGAATCTGGTTCTTCTCAGAAGACGATTAGTGCGAATATCAAGAAGTTGATTGAGGAAGGATATCCTCAAAAACAAGCTATGGCAATAGCCCTTGAGAATGCTCGAAATGTTTCTAGGAAAAAACGTAAAAAAAGAAAGAAGAATAGGTAATGGCTGTTTCAGGAACATTTGATTTCAATCTCGACATAGATGAAGTTATCGCGGAAGCGATGCTGATGGTAGGAGGAGAGCAGATTTTAGGAGAAGAACCTGCTTCTGCTCGTCGTTCTATTAATATTATGTTGAAAGATTGGCAAAATCGAGGCATTTTACTATGGACTACGAACACTACAGCAGTAACTGTTTCTGCCAGTGTTACCAGTTATACGTTAAATGACTCTGTTTTGGATGTTATGGAACTTGTAGTGAATAGAGATAACATAGATTTGCAACCAAGTCGTATTACTTCGGAAGAATATCTCCTCATTCCCCGAAAAGGACAGACAGGAAGAGCAAGTCAGTTCTCTGTTAAACGAGATAGAGATAATATTACTGTTTCTTTATGGCCTATACCGGAAAATAGCACAGATGTCTTAAAGATTGAGGCAATCAGTGAGCTTCAGGATGTAAATAAGTCAGAAAGTCAGAATGCTGATGTTCCAAAGCGGTTTTTACCACCTTTAACCTGTGGTCTGGCTTATTATATGTCCATGAAACGTCCCGGTGTAGACCATAATCGTATTAATATGTTAAAACAGAGTTATGAAGAGCTATTGGGTAGGGCCTTTACGGAGGACAGACAACGGGCAAGCCTGTATTTGAAGCCTAGATTAGGTTTTGTTTGATGGCGAGTAATAAAAATGCATTAGCGATGTGCGATATTTGTGGATTTGTATATCCGCATAGAGTTATGCGTCTTAATAGTTACGGTCTGGTAGTATGTCCTACTGATTTTGAAGGAGCCTTTGATTTAAAGAACAATCCACAGAATAAAGTTCCTGATGTACGTGATAATCCGAATATCAGGAATCCAAGACCAGATACAGGAGGACGTAATCTGTATTGGAACACTGCTAACACTACTTGGAATACTGCAACGAATACGTGGGAAGGGATATGACCGATTTTACAGGAAAATTAATATCTGATACTTATAAACAGCTTTTAAAAGTTGCTGTCTCTACGAATACGGGGCTGGACACTACGGTTCGGACGATTGAAAGCGGAGATGGACAAGATTCTGCTTTACAGCTATCAGATGACAAATTAAATGTCAATGGAACCTTCCAATTATTGGGAGTGGATGTAACTGTTAATGCAAACCAGATAAATCTGGCAGGACACGGGATATTTGCTAATGTTTCGTCTTCTTCAGGTACATTCAGTGCTAATGTGTGTGCTTCTGCCTTTTATGGAGATGGTTCTAATATAACAGGTGTAGTAGCGTCAGCGGAAACTGCTACCAATGTTAGTGGTGGATATGCAGTTCTTACTTCTGCTCAGATTTCTTCTAATATGTCTGTTACGGACTTTGTAGCGGCTACAGGAAGCTTTACAACGAAAGTTTCTGGTGTAGCGGCAGAATTTAGCGGAACCGTTAGTGCTGGTTTCTTTACAGGAGATGGAAGCAATCTTACTAATGTCTCAGCTACTCCTGCTACTTCGGTTTCTGCCTTTACTGTTAATACTCTTGGAGTAGTATCGACTGCTTCAGTTACAGATATAACAGCAGTTACTGGTGGTTTTAGTACTAAGGTTTCTGCAACCGCTCTTGAGATAAGTGGTGTGGTTAGTGGAGCTTCTGCTGTCTTTAGTGGAACAGTAAGTGCAGCTACCTTTGCTGGAGATATAGATGGTGCTAGTGGTAGCTTTAGTACTGGAATTAGTGCAACAGCTATAGAAGGAAGTACTGGAGGATTTACTACTAAAGTTTCTACAGTAGCCTTGGAAATAAGCGGTGCTGTTAGTGGAGCTTCTGCTGTCTTTAGTGGAACAGTAAGTGCAGCTACCTTTGATGGAGCTTTAACAGGCGACGTAACTGGAGATATAGATGGTGCTAGTGGTAGCTTTAGTACTGGAATAAGTACCACTGACTTTGTAGCAGGTACAGGAAGCTTTACAACGAAAGTTTCCGGTGTAGCTGGAGAATTTAGTGGAACAGTTAGTGCTGCTTACTTTACAGGAGATGGTTCTAATCTAACAAATTTACCTTCAGCATCAACTTCGGTTGCTGCTTTTACTGCTAATCAATTAACGGTAGTAACAGTAGCCTCTATTGCTTCCCTTAATGTAGATACGAATATACTTCTTAAAGCACAAGGAGATTTAAGATTTGGTGATTCTGATTCTTCAAATTATGTAGCTTTTCAGGGAGATGGTACTATAGCCAGTAATATTACTTGGACTTTACCGAATGCTGATGGGGATGCAAATCAGAGTCTTACTACTGATGGTTTAGGAGCTTTATCTTGGGCCACAGGGGGTGGAGGTTATTATAAAGGGGATAATGGAATAGTAGGGTCTTCGGCTGGAGATATTTTTAGAATTAATGAACAGGCTCTCGATGCAAATGTAACGATTACCTCAACGGAAAATGCAAGCGCAACGGGGCCTTTGTCGGTAAGCAGTAGTTACACCTTAACTGTGGAAGGTACATTGGTGATAATATGAGTACTTTAAAAGCGGATACCGTCACAACTAAATCTGACAACACAGATTTAACCATCACGGGCGGCGGTACAGGCGTTCCTAATCTGGAAGCTGGTTTTAAGGTTGGAGGGACTGCGGGTGTTCCTATCTCTGGATTACAGGTGGGAACCGATGGTGAGTTAATCACTTGGGACGCTTCTGGTGACCCTGCAACAGTAGCCGTTGGCACTGCCACTCATATATTAACCAGTAATGGCGCTGGAGCAGCCCCTACGTTTCAGGCCGCTGCTGGTGGTGGTGGTGCTTGGAACTTTATCGCAACAGCGGTGGCTGATGATTCTACATCAACATTGGGTCTTTCAGGAATAGATACGACTTATGATGTGTACCATGTTTCTATGACAAATCTAACAATGGCTGCTGATGGTAATCAGACTTGGTTTCGAGTCGGAGACTCAGGGGGGATTAAAACAGATTCCCTTTACTACGCTAACATTTCAAAAAACGGCACAACGGCTGCAACTCACGATGCGGCTGTCGATAATCCCGGTAGTTCCGCACTTATGTTTGACAACTTTGGTAATGCTGCGGATGAAAGTGCCTCAGCGAATTTATGGGTTCATCGAACAGGACAAAATTGCCTTATTAATGGAACTCTGACTTATCAAAAAAACGATGGTACAATTCGCACTGGTTACTGTGGAATTTGGTATAAAGATTCGTCATTTGTCCTTACACAAGTACAATTAACAACAAATACCGGGAATATTAAAACTGGACGAATGACTCTTTGGGGAATAGCTCATGCCTAGATATCACAATGTTAACAACGTAAAAATCCAGTTTACCCCTGAAGAAGAAAGACGTTATGAGGAAGAAGAAGCTGCTAGCTTTGCTGGTGCAGATGCCAGAGCAGCTAAAGCTATTCAGGATGAGCGCCGTGGATATTACGAATCGGAAACCGACCGTCTTTTTTTTGAAGAACAACGAGGGGAAGTTCCAGAAGGCACTTGGGCCGCTAAAGTAGCTGAGATTAAAGAGAGGTTCCCGAAATGAGTACATTAAAAACTGACGCAATTACCGCTGCCACAGGGACCAACACAGACTTGGATTTGTCAGGCAAAGGTTCAGGCGTTCCTGATATCGCAACTGGTTTCAAGGTAGGCGGCTCTGCTGGCCTTCCCATTAATAACCTTCGTACTGGAACCGATGGCGAGCTAATTACATGGGACGCAAGCGGTGACCCAGCGACGGTGGCTGTTGGAACGGCCACTCATGTACTTACTAGTAACGGCGCAGGAGCAGCACCGACGTTTCAAGCTGCTGCTGGTGGTGGTGCTTGGAATTTAATTGGTTCAGCCACAGCTAGTGATACAGCGACGTTAACTATTACAGGTATAGATACGACATATAGAACCTACTGTTTGCGTATGACAGGGATGCAACCAGCTTCTGACAACAAAGATGCTAACCTACGTGTAGGTGACTCTGGTGGAATTAAATCTGACAGCCTTTATTATTGGAACACTGGTAAACAGACGAGCAATACATATGCGTATGATGGCGCTGCTGGTAATCCAACGACTGCCCTACAGTTGACCTCTTATGTCGGAAACGCTACTGGAGAAATTGGTGGTGGCACTGTTTTTATTGGTAGAACTGGAGATACTGTCTCTTTTGACGGAAACATGGCGTTGGGACATACGTCCGGTGGTTCCGTTGGAGGTTGGGTATCTGGAATATATAAAGTTGCCTCTTTTGTAATGACCCAAGTTCAATTTTATTACTCTTCAGGTAACGTATCTGTAGGTACTATAGACTTATGGGGGTTGTCTCATGCCTAGACATCATATGATTAACAATGAGAAAGTTTGGTTTACACCAGAAGAAGAAGCTGTTCGAGATGCAGAGGAACAGGCTTGGGCGGATGGCGCAGCATCTAGGGCGGCAGCGGAAGTTCAAAACAATCGTCGTGCAGCTTATGTAGCAGAAGCTGACCATCTCCATCTGGAGGAAGAACGAGGAGAAGTTCCCGTTGGAACTTGGGCCGCTAAAGTAGCTGAGATTAAAGAGAGGTTTCCGAAATGAGTACTTTAAAAGCCGACACACTGACAGCCTCGACTACTGATGGGGATGTCACGATACAGGGAAACGGTACTGGAACCGTAGCGATTGGAGACAACACTGCCATTACGGGTACGTTTACAGCTTCCGGTATACAGACGTTGGCCGCTGCTATTGCTGGTGCAGATAACCAAGTTGGTCGTGTTAATCTCATTGATTATGGCATCATAACCAATGCAATTGGTTCTACTGGTGGTGGCACACAGGATATCGATTTAACTTTAGGGAACAGTGTTTCAGCTACGGTAGATACAAGTGGTAATACGTTCACGTTCAGTAACCCAACAGCTTCGGATGAGTTCTGTGGATTCACTCTTGTATTGACCAACGGCGGTAGCCAAACAGTTACTTGGCCGGGAACAGTGGATTGGGCTGCAGCAACGGCTCCAACCTTGACGGCTTCAGGAGTTGATATTTTAGTTTTCTTCACCGTTGACGGCGGGACGATTTGGCACGGGATGGTGTCAAGTACAAATAGTTCATGACTAATATTTTAACCGGAATGATGGGTGCTGCTGGAGTTGCTACCTCAGACTGTCCTCTACCGTACCCAACTACACCCGGAGGAACCCCAATACTGTGGTTTGCGGGTGATGATGTAACTTTATCTGGAACGGATGTTACACAGTGGAATGACAAATCTAGTAGCGGCTTTGATGCAACAAAATTAGCAGCTTCTCTTAACTACGCTACATTAGATGCTACCGATAGTAATTTTAATGGTAAGCCGACTCTCAACTTTCCGGGCAGTTCCCTCTACGAATTATCTGGTGAAACGATGGGAGACATTATGACCGCCACAGAATTTGAGTGGTGGTTTGTAGGGATGGCTACTTTTGCTGGGGCATACAATTACATGTTTGGTGATACTAGTGGGTATTGGTGGTTCGGCCCTCAGACAAGCGGTCTATACAAAGGAGGCGACCAACACGTTGAAGTCAGTCTTGCTCTAAGTACACCAGGAATGTTTCAATTGGGGCAAGGTATTGGTGGTACAAGCAATTTGATACTTCGTGGAATTGATGGCGCTGAAGACGACTACGGCAGTAATGTGAATTACTATAGTGGTAGCTGGTTGTCTCATGGAATACGGATTGCTGGGCGAGGAACCACGGGAGCATCTTATCCATTCAGAGGAGATATTGCTGAAATCATTTGTTACACATCTCCTCTGACGGGCGATGCTCTGACGCAGACGAAATGCTATCTCGCTGGAAAATACGACATGGAATGGTGATAAAATGTATGCTTTAGTTGAAAATAATGAAATAATTAAACGAGTAAAAACTCTTCCAACGGCATGGAAAAATGTTAGTGGGCTTAATCTTGGTACTAAGTCAGAGTTAAAAGAATTAGGCTGGTTACCTATTGAACTTATTGAAGTAACTCCTAATGGTTCAAAAGTTAGAGGAGAAGATAAAATAACTATTGAATCAGATAAAGTAATAATTGTACAACAGTTACGTGAAAAAAATGCAGAAGAAATAACCAAAAATTGGGAAATTTTAAGAACGCAACGAAATAGATTTCTAAGTACATCTGATTGGACACAAGGTTCGGATTGTCCTTTATCAGATGCCAAAAAAGAAGAATGGAAAACATATCGTAAAACTCTTAGAGATATGCCTACTACTGTGGATATTCACAATGTTGTATGGCCTTCTGTACCCGCATAGAAAAGGATGAGTTAGTGGTTTTTACAAATTCATTATTGGCTGGAGTATTAGGAAGCACTTCCAATGGAGGAGGTGATACTCCTAGTGGTAGTGGTAAAGGACTAAAATTAAAACAAAAACCAGCCCAGTATGTTCAAGGACAAAATGCCCTTTCTTACCTTTATAGAGATTTTTCTACAGGAGTTACTCCACCTACTGATAGTAAGGTATGGACATATAGTGCATGGTTGAAGTTATCCAGTATAGGAGGAACTGGGTATCCTCAAGATAGTGCTAATAAAGCATGGCTTTCTGCTGCTCCTACAAGTGATACAGGACATACCGTTAATAATTCAGCACAACTAATTCTAGAGGGTAAATCTCCTGTATTTCAATCTCCTCTTACTCCGGGTATAACTGATTATTGGACAGTTAATTGGAATAGTGCAGATGTTGTTGTAGGAAATTGGTATCATTATGTAATAACTTGTGATACTGATAATGCCTATCCAACAGCACCTTTTAATATATATATTGATAATTCTTTATTGTCAGTTAATAGTAGTACTCTTCCCGTGGAAGGTTCTGATGTAGGAATAAATGCAGATACAGGAAGTGATTTAACTTTTTACATTGGGATAGAACCTAAATATGGTACGGGTGGAACAGGTAGTCTATATGGCTGGCCGGGATATATATCAGATACTCATTTTATAGATGGTCAGGTATTAACCCCAAGTGATTTTGCAGAAACAAATAGTGATGGAGATTGGGTGCCTAAAACATATACAGGCACTTACGGTAATAATGGTTTTTGGTTAAAATTTGAAGATGATAGTTCGTTAGCTGCATTAGGTACAGATTCATCAGGAAATTCTAACGACTTTACTCCTGATACAGGAGGAGTAGGTATAATATTATCTGATTCTGTTCCTGACTGTCCAGAAAATAATTATGCTATCTTAAATATAGAGGATTCATCATCCTCTACTACAGCACCACCGGGAGTAAGTCATGGTCTAGCAGCTATAGATTCAGCAGGTTTAATGTATTGGACTGTTCCAGATGAGAGTCAATCAACTATTATGAGAGCTACTGGTATCTCAGAATTTAATTCTGGTAAATGGTATTGGGAAATACTACCAATGGCAGATGGAGAAGCTGTAGCCGTAAGTGATGGTTTTTATCTAGGGGCTGGAATCTCTAATCCTACAGATGATATTACAAATGCTACTGGTAGTGATGGTATTAATATTAATTTATTTTACAGAAATACACATGGTCAAACAGGTGATACTGCTCATTTAAAAGTTAATGGTAGTAGTGGTAATACAGGAGGTAGAGAAGATTTACCTACTCTTTCTCACTCAGGTAATCCAGAAACTTCTGATTGGCCTATTTTAATGATAGCTATAAATATGGATACTGGAAAAGCTTGGTTTGGTAAAAACGGCACATGGTTTGTTTCAGGTGACCCTGCTGCTGGTACTGGAGCTACCTATGATGGTGGGGTAGGAGATGTTCCAGCATTGTCAGGATATTTCAGACCTTTAATATATTCACAATCAGGGCCTTTGGACCCAACTGCTCAACGAGGTAGAGTTAATTTTGGAGCAGACCCTACTTTTCAAGGACATCTTGCTAGTCCTGCTACTTCTGAATTTTATTATACAGCTCCTACTGGTTTTAAATCTTTAAGTGCATCTAATAAATAATGTTGAGATTTTTATTTATAGGTTGTTTTTTATTATTTTCTTCTACTATGGCATGGACAGATACCCCTGAAGACCGTGGAAAGAAGTTACCTTATTATGAAGAAAACTATCAGGCTAATCCCTGTGGTCTTAATGGAGTACAACGAGATTCAGTTACTGCTTATTTGGAAATTAAATTTAATGCGGAATACAGAGATTTATCACCTACCGAATTACAAAAGTTTTTAAAAGAATTACAACAGGAAGATTCCAGAATAAGTAATATAAGAATTTTTAGAGCACCGGGAAAAGAAGGGTATGCGGTAACTTCTTCCTATCTTTTTCAGAATTTTTTAAGTGGAAAAGTATTAGTGGAGCTTTATTGTGTAGTACGTATTAATGGTTCTCCTATCGTTTATTTAAGAGAAAAGGGATTAAATCGCATGGTAGGAAAATCTTTTGAAGAAATTGGTTTAGAATAAGATGTTTGAATATTGTGGAAGAATAATAAAGGAAAGTCAACCGTGGACTGATGTTGCTGGCGTAAAACATCCTGCTAATTGGCATACATGGAACAAAGATGAGAAGGAAGCTCACGGTTTAAAAGAAGTACCAGATTTCATTCCTACTTTACCTAAGTCTTTAGACGATATCAAGAATAGGAAATTAAGTAGATTACAGTATGAAAGAGAAAGTCTCTTACGAAAAACAGATTGGTACATTCTTCGATATGTAGAGACAGAAGAAGCTATACCAGAGAATATTAAAAAATACAGGACTAATATTCGCAATAGAGGAAAAGAAATGGAACAAGCTATAAATGAATTATCAAGTCATGATGAGCTAGATGAATTCAATTCCAGCGAATTAGCAAAATGGCCCAAGTTGGAGGAATAACAGATGGCTTCTACATATACAAGTCGGATTCGATTAGAATTACAGGCTGATGGAGAAAACCCTAATAGTTGGGGTACTATTCTTAATCAGAATGTTATTGACCTGATAGATGATGCTTTTGCAGCATATACTACAGTTTCCTTATCGTCTGCTGACCTAACACTATCTAATAGTGATGGAGCAGCCGACGAAGCTCGTTCCGCCATGTTGGAATTTCGAGGAACAGTAAGTTCTGATGTCAATGTTATTATTCCGGGTAATAGTAAATTTTATTTGGTTAATGACCGGACTGTCAGAGAGAATTCCAGTACGATTACATTTAAAACGGCTGCTGGTTCAGGATATGTAGTAGATACCAGTGTCATTCGATGTGTACTTTGTGATGGAGTGAGTGTCTATGAATTAGGGGCGGGTGTCGGAGCTAATCTTTCTGTTGCTACAGCTACTATCAATACTCTTACTGCTACCAGTATCACAGTCAGTACGGCACTATTTACAGGACATGTCTCCGTATCGGCTGCTACCTTTGGAGGGCATGTATCAGCTACTTCCGCTACCTTTAGTGGTACGGTATCGGCTGGCGGAGAGATAATCGGAACGACGATTGGATTAGGAGTAGCTGCACCATTAGGACAGTTACATATCAGTGCCAATGCAATAGCCGATAAAGTTTCCCTCACAGATGCTACGTCTATTGGAGTTGACTTTAGTACAGGGCAGAACTTTGAAGTACAGCTTACAGGAAACAGGACATTGGAAAGTCCTTCTAATTGTGTAGCAGGGCAAACTGGTTCTATCTTTCTCGTACAGGATGGCACAGGAAGCAGAACATTATCCTATGCTTCAAACTGGAGTTTTGTGAGCGGTACTGCTCCTACTCTATCTACTGGAGTTAGTGCAATAGACCGTTTAGATTATATTGTAAGAACATCAACAGACGTACAATCAGTTCTATCAAAGGCTTATAGTTAATGTCTTCAACGATGGCAAAATTAGTAAAGTTAAACTTTACACCGGGAATTCATAGAGAATCTACGCAGTATGCGGAAGAAGGTGCATGGTATGATACTGACCATGTTCGATTCAGGGATGGAAGACCGGAAAATCTTAGAGGGTATGCCAAGAAAGATAGTCAAGTCTTGACAGGTACACCAAGAGACTTAATTTCATGGTCTGATAATAGTACTTTTAAACGGGCGATGTTTGGAACAGAAGCCAAATTATATGAGTTTCATGGAGATAGTCTTTTTGATATTACTCCTATCAGAGGATTAACCAGTACTGGAGATAACACTTTAGCTATCGTTACGATAGATGGAACCAATAGCGGATTTTCCACAGAATCAGGGTCAATAAGAGTATCGGTTTCCGCTTCGTCACATGGGGCTGAAACAGGAGATTTCGTAACTTTCTCATCAGCTACCACTATTGGAGGAACCATTGATTTACAAAGCAGAACTTATGAAGTTTCTGTTTTAAATGTAGATAAGTTTTCTTTTGATGCTTCGGTTACTGCTAATGCAACTCAAACAGGAGTAGGTACAGCTACTGCTCAATTCTATCTTCGTACAGGAACTTCCGTTGCAACACAGGGTCTGGGTTATGGTGCAGGTATCTATGATGCTGGAGTTAGTTCTACCGGAGAACGTGCATGGTCAGACCCTGCTACTTCTTCTGCCATTGTCTTTAGAAATACTCAATGGACACTGGATAACTGGGGAGAAGACGTAGTAGCCTGTCGCAGAGAAGGAAGAATATATACATGGGATACTTCACAGGGAACCGCAACAAGAGCAGCATTAATTTCAGCTTCCCCGACTGTCAATAATTATGTGATTGTGTCTCCCAATGACAGACATCTTATTTCATTAGGAAGTACAGAATTCTCTACTGGCATTTATAATGCAATGTTAGTTCGATGGGCAGACCAAAATGATTTTACTAATTTTACTCCTTCCATCAGTTCAACTTCAGGGGAAAATATTCTTACAGATGGTTCGGAGATAGTGGGAGCTGTTCGTTCTCGTACTGCTATCAATGTCTGGACAGATAATGCTCTCTGGTTGATGCAGTTTGTCGGTCCACCCTTTACTTTCAGATTCCAGCAAATGGGAACTAATTGTGGTTTGATTGGTCCTCATGCTTCGACAGATTATGATGGTGTGTCTTTCTGGATGAGCAAGGATAACTTCTATGCTTTTGATGGACAATTAAAAAATCTGGATTGTTCTGTCAGACGCTATATCTTTGACCGTTTGAATACTTCCCAGACCGACAAGATTTATACGGGAATTAATTCGGAATTTAAAGAAATTATCTGGTTGTATCCTTCTACTGGACAGAATGAATGTGACAGCTATGTCATTTATAATCCAGATGAGAATTACTGGACTTATGGAAGTGCTATCTGGACTACGTATGATGACAAACATACTTATGATAATACGATAACCACAGGAGTTTCAGGTACGGAGTCCTTCCTGTTCGATAATGAACCTGTAAGTGTCTTTACGGCAGACGGGGAACCAATATCTTCTTTCATTGAATCAGCTTATTTTGATATTGATGACGGAGATGAATTGATGTTCATGGATAGAGTTATTCCTGATTTTGAGATTAACGATGGAAATATTACAATGGATATAACTACACAGGAATTTCCAGTTAATAGTGAAATTATCAAAGGTCCATTTTCTATTACCAAAAGTACACAAAAAATAGATTTCAGGGCGAGAGGAAGACAGGCAAAGGTAAAGGTATCTTCTAATTCAGGAGGTACGTCATGGAGATACGGTTCAGTCAGGATGGCAATGCAGCCTGATGGCAGAAGATAATGGCAAGATACTCTTTATTACCTTCTTCTTTATGGCATCATAAAACACAGAATGCAGAAGCACTATACGGCATAGTGAGAAGATGGGCGGCAAATATTGTTAATGAATTAGAGTTAAGAGATGAGCAGGTGGACGCTACTCCTTCTACAAAGATTTATTCCGTAGTAACAGTAACGGAAATAGGTAGACCAGCCGCAGGGGATATAGCTTACTCAGCAAGTACTGGAAAGTTCAAAGGGTATGTAAGTTCTGGAGCTACAACAGAATGGCAAAATTTAAATTAGGATAGGAAAATGACTCAACCACAAGGTTTAATATCATTATTACAAAATAGAGGAAATAATGCAGACAGCAGCATTGTTTCTCAGTTTTCTCCTATAGGCTCTGTTATTGAAGGAGGTCATGAAGGGTATATGGATAATTATATGCTTCCATTTATGTTAGCTAATTTGTTTAATAATGATGACCAAGAAGAAACCAACAGTTATCAGGGTGGGGGTTTAACAAATTTAGGTACAACAGGTTCACAAATAAATCTGGGAGGACCTACTTCAACGATGGCTATGCAACAGCCTCAAGGAGGAGGAATCCAAGATTTACTTAGAAATAATCCTGATTTAATAGCCAAACTACAACAAGCTTTGGGAGTAGGGATGGCAGGAGGAGGCTACATGGATGACAGAATGAATCAATATGCTGTCAATCCTCAAGGTCCGGGGTCCAGTACAATACCACTACCTACGTCGCACCAGTTTGGAGGTTCCTATCCCTCCAATGTGTTGACAGGGCAAACTTACCTTCCTCCACCATTAGCAGGAAGCATGTTCAAGACTCCTTCTACAAGTCCTAGTAATTTTCAGGCTAACAATACCAGACCTCAGTCCAATTATATGAATCCATCAGGAGTATATTAATATGGCTATGTATATGAATAGAGATGCTCCGGGGAGTGGTCTTGCAAGCTTGATGGCGATGCAAGGTCGATACGGAGATACAGAGCTTGTTCATATGAATCCAATGGAAGTCAAGATGTTTGACGCTATGACTCCCGGTGGATTGACACGCAATCCTGACACAGGTGCGCCTGAAGGCTTTGCTTGGTGGTTGCCTATTTTAGGAGCCGCTGTTGGAGGTATTGCTGGAGGAGCTAAAGGTGGTGGATTTAAGAATGTTCTGAAAGGTGCGGCACTAGGAGGACTTGCGGGTCTTGGTGGTGCTGGCTTTATGAGTACTACGGGCATTGGGGCTACGGCTGCTGGAGGAATGGGTTCTGCATGGGGGCCATTTACAGGTCTTCAAGGTTTATTTGGAGGAACAGGGGGAGCAGTTGGTGGTAGTGGAATGATTGGCGGCGGTTTCGGTCTTCCTACTAATTATATTCCGGGTGTTGGAGGTCTTGGCTCTGCTGCTGGAACTTCTGTTTTAGCTCCTAGTGTTGGTGCTGCGATGCCTTATATGGGTAGTGGTGTTCCTACTGGTGCTGGTAATTTTGGTTTTGCGGTAAACCCAATGACAGCAGGAGCTACTCAATCTGCCATACCGGGGATAGCAGCTATTCCTAAAGTTACAGGTACAGCAGGAGGAAATATTCCACCAATGGGATTTAATTATCAACCTCCACCAACATTAAGCGAGCTAGATATTACTAAGATGGGTGGTGCGAGAAATGTTTCTCCACCTAATACATGGGAGAGACTGAAAGCCATAGGTCGCAACTTTCTTCCTACTTCTAGTACCACTGATACTGAAGCTACAACACCTGCTACCAATGCCTATGAACAAACATGGATAGAACGTAATAGATTACCTATTACTGGTGCTGCAATGGCGGGTACTTTATTAGCTAATCAGGGGCCAACTGCAGCAGATTTTCCCAGTACCTTTGGAACTGCCAGAAAAGCTACAGAGTCTCTTCCTGTAACAGGCAGAAAGGTCAGAGAATTAGATGAAATAACTGGTGAAGAGATAGAAGAAGGAGTAGAGGGAGAGGGATTAGGGGCATTCTTTGAAGAAGAAGACGATATAGTAGCAAATAAAAAAGGTGGAATAGTTGAACTGTGGAGTGGAGGTGCTCCGGGTTCAACTCTATCAGGTCTATCAGTATTTCCATCTATTATTAGTGCTGGCCCACAAGCAGTAGCTCAAGAAGTAGAAAGACAGAGTTATGGTAATAAGTTTCCAACATCAGCTTTTGCAAATCCTCAAACCAGAGCAGTAACACAGCCACTAGTCATAGATGCACTAAGTCAGAGAGAAGATTGGCCCTCTAGTTGGGGAGGCATAGGAGCGGGAGAGGGAGGAACTGAACAACTATCTATCGAAGAATTAAGTACGCTTCCTCAGATGGCAGGGACAATTATTGGTCGTAGTCCCAGAACAGCCAGAGACTTTTCTACCTTTGGTAGTGGTAATCTGACAGAAGACCAAATCTTGGCTGCTATGACAGGAGAAACAGCAGGAGGTTTACCTAATTTATTATCCTCCTCTTCTGCGCCTTCTGGCTTTAGCGAAGATGAAATCGTAGCTTCTATGATTTCCAATGCTCATGGCGGTTCTGTCTTTGAAGGGCAGGTACATACTACAGGAGATGGCATGTCTGATGACAGACGTTTTAATATAGTGGAATCACCACAAGGAGGAGGCATGGGTTTCCTTAAAGATACTGATACCGATGCTGTTATAGCAAGAGATGAGTATGTATGGCCAGCCGATGCAGTCTCCATGCTAGGGAATGGTAGCAGTAATGCGGGTGCAGATATACTGGATAAGACAGTTAAACAGATTAGACAGGCTTCTGTAGGACACAAACATCAGGTTAATCAGATAGACGGGAAAAAAGAATTGAAGAAAGCACTCACGACCTAGATGGTTGTCTATAAAGCGGAGCCTCAGTATATTGATGTATTGTGGCCTTATGCAGGACCTTTATTAAAAAAGGCACTGAATAGAACAATAGGAGAAATTGGTTTAGAAGATGTAAAAAACTGGTTGAAAACGGAACGACAACAACTTTGGCTTATTGCGGAGGAAGAAATTATCGTTGCCTTTACTACAGAGATTTATACTTACCCTAATCAAAAACATTTACGAGGTCATTTGTGGGGAGCTAAACCGAATACGATGAAAAAGTGGTTAGATGTGTGGAGTGAACCTGTTGAAAAATTCTGTAAGGAAAATGGTATCAGTCATATTGAAACAGCAGGACGAGATGGCTGGACAAGGGCTTTAAAATCTAAAGGATACAAAAAATACTATACAGTATTAGTGAAGGAAATAGAAGATGATTAATGCAAAAAAATTGATTTCCGATTTTTCGATGCCAGAGAAGGTTGACCTGTTCAATGCATTGTACTGGGATATCTCTGAAAGAGGAACGGATGGAGACACAGAGCTTGCTCATGTAAATACATTTGAAGCTCGTTGGTTGAAATCTATGGGAGGAAGCGGAACAATTAATGAGCTTACAGGACTACGGGAGTACAAAGGAGGAGGAGGTTCTCCACCCCCACCCCAGCCTGTGACTACACAGGATATCACACAGACCGCTGAATTTCCAGAAGAGTTAAAACCTCATATTTCCCGTATCGCTGGAGAAGCCCAAGCAGAGTATGATGCAGGTCGAGCAGAAGGTTTCCTTCCCTTCCCCGGCCCCAAACTGGCAGGTTTTCGTCCTGAACAGCAAGCAGCGTTTGAACTTGGTAGACAGCAATTCGGTACAGGACTAGCTGGCACAGGACTAGGTGACCCCAGACTATTCTATGGGGAAGGTCTGGAATCTTTACGTACAGGAAGAGGACAACTGGGAGAAGGTACAGAAGAAATAACTTCAGAAGAAATTCAAGGACGTATCAATCCCTTCCAACAAAATGTAATTGATATTGCTAAACGAGAAGCAAGGCGGGATGAGGATGTCGCCCGTCAGGTCAGAGGTAGAGAAGCGGCTGGAGCAGCCTCTTATGGAGGGTCCAGAGCGGGAGTAATGGAAGCGGAAGCAGGGCGTAATCTAGCTCAACAACTGAGTGATATTCAGGAACGAGGACTTTATGCTGGTTATGATACAGCTTCCAGAGGATTGGAAGAAGAGAGAAAACGACAGCTTCTGGGTGGTCAGCAACTGGGAGGATTAGGTGCTCAATTTGCTACAATGGGTGAAGGTGCAGCGGATAGAGCCAGAAGGCAGATTGCAGGATTAGCTGGTGTGGGAGAAGTACAACAAGGACAACGTCAACAAGCACTGGATTTAGCTCGTCAGCAATTTGAACAGGAGAAATTCTTTCCTAAAGGAGAACTGCAAGCGTATCAATCTATTATTCGTGGATTCCCCAGTGCTCCGGGTTCTACAAAAGTTCAAAAAGAACCTCTCATTCAAACTCCTTTGTCTTCTCAGCTTATTAATGCCGGTCTTTCAGGGTTGAATTTATATGGTAATCTTGGAGGATTCAAGAGAGGAAATACAGGAGGACAGGTGGGTTCCTTTGCTGGAGGAGGTATTGTTTCTTTACAAGCTGGAAGTCTTGAAGAAGCTATGCTTACTAAAAGACAACAAATTGCTCGTGCAATACAAGAAGCCGAAAGAAATAGGCTTGATAGAAGTACGCCTCAACGTATAGGAAAGAAAGGGGGAGAGTGGCATTATGGAGAACATCCTTATGTTGAGCCTTCTGGGGGGGAACGTATACTTACAGCAAGAGAAAAATTATTTTTAGACCAGCCTTCCGATGATGATGACGGTATTGAGATAGAGACTCAACAAGATATGATAAAAAAATCTTCAACTCCTCTGGTTTCACCGGATGCTCCTCAAACTTCTGGTCCTCCATTGAGTCCTACTTCTTCTGCCTTTGAGAAATATAAGGCAGCTTTGGAATCTTATGGGTCTAATCAGATGCCGCTGTATCAAGTAGGGTTAGGAAAAGCAGCAGGAGCTTCTCAGAAGGCCATAGAAGAGGCTAGGAGTGCAAGGGGAGGGTTAGGAGCCTTCCAGCAGCCAACTGCCTTAGAACTGCTCACAGGGGCTGCTAATCAAGCTTCACAAGGTATTAGCGAAGCTAGGGAAGAACGAGGAATACAGGATGTAGGGACCTTAAAAGAACTCGCTCGTATAGAAGCAGGCCAAGCACAGACAAAGGAAGAGGCAAGGCGTTGGGAAATTGAACATGGTACCCCCGACCCTCTTAAAATTAATCCTGACTACTATGCTACTCAAGCTCCCAGCTTCATAAATGAGTTAGGCTTGGAAAAAGATAGTGAAGAGCTTGCTAATTTTAATGCTACTGCAACTAGGAATTTTAGCCGTTTCAATAAACTATTCCCAGAGGATAATCATCCTGAGATAATTGAGAAAACACTTATTTATTCATCTATGGCTGGTGATGGAGATAAAGGTTATGATAGGGATGTAGCTGACAAGTTATCTAGAGCTTTAGAAATAAGTCTGTTAGCAAAAAAGAACGGCTGGGACCCCATGACGGTTGATGGTTCTTATGAATTCTTTGCTAAAGCATATAAAACCAAAGGTGGTGAGTGGGATGAGTGGAGAGCTTTTGTTCTTGAAGATACAGACTAATTATATAGGATAATGTAATGCCTAATCTCGACATGGATGTGTTACTAGGCACTACACCTTCTCTAAGAGGGGGTAGTAACTATGAAGATTTAGTTGCTGACAGAACAGCGAGAGCTATTGAATGGCAGAAGCAACAGCCAAAAGATTTCTCGTTGGGCCTAGCTGCATCTGAAGGATTAAATATTCTCTTTGAGGGTGCTTCTGAGATTACCAGAGGCTTGGCTGGATTTGTAGGTCAAGCTGAAGAAGCAGACACACAGATAAGAGATATGCGTGATTGGCTTCGTGATTCTGCAGGGTTTGCTGTAGGAGATGATGCATGGACACAGACTAAACCCGGTAAAGTAGCGGCTGATGTATTGTCTTATCTTGCTCCCGGTATAGCGGCTACCGCTAAAGTAGCAAAATTAGGTAAACTTCGTAAGTGGACCCCTAAACAAACTGCCGCTGGTATTATAGGGGCTGATTCTCTTACTGCTTTTGCAGTTACTGACCCCACTGATATGTTATCTATTGGTAACTTGATTGGCGGTCCTACAGAGATTCATCCTGATGACGATGCCTATACCAAGAAAGCTAAAATCTTAGCAGAGACTGCTGTATTCGGTACTACTCTCATAGGAGGTCTTGGTTATTTAGGACACTCTATGAGAGCTAGACGGTTAGCTAATGCGGAAAAAGCAGGTAAAGCTATTGATGAAGCACCTGTTCAGCAGCTTGATGAGGCTGATTTTAGCACTGCCGATTTAAATAATGGATATACTGTTAAAAGTGTATTGGATGGAAATACATATACATGGCAGTCAGGTGCATGGATTAATGCTCTAGGACAACCAGCACCAATCAAGAATGGTTTTAGCAGAGCTTTAACATTACAATATAATAGACCTCGCCTTCTAGAAGAAATTCAACAACAGGTTCCCGGTTTTGGAGATTTGTCAGAAGGTCGTCGTGTTCAATACCAGATGCCTGAACTTATTTCTGGTGAGACTACTGTAGATGGAGGAAAGTTTACATGGGGAGCTTTAGACCATACAGGGAAAAAGATAATTCCTGCTCCTGATTATATTGAATCTCGTTGGATAAATACAGCAAAGAAAAAAGATGAAACTTATCCTTATGCTACTCCTGCAAGGGCTGCTAAATTAAATGAAACTTTTGCACCGGGATTAAGAACCATAGAACGTAAAGGAAGTCAATGGATTAATCCTAAAACCGAAATTACTTATCCTGCTAGAAGTAATATCGCTAGAGACTTAAATCAACGGTATCGTTCTCCAGAACTTGGTGAGCCTAATCCACCACCTGCTAGTCTGAATCAAACATTTGGAGAAGCTTCAGATGCTTCTGGTGCTCCTCGTATTCTTACAGGCACTGATGACACTCCTACAGGAGGAGGAGGAGGAGGAGGAGCAGAGCCTCCCACAGGAGGGACAACAGCAGCAGCAGGAGAGCCTAAACCTTCTCGTTGGGCTAGGTTTAGAGGTGCTGGCAGGAAAGCTGGTGATAGAGCGGTTATGGATTTAGGTTGGATGGGAGCCAAAGCTATTTCTCCTTTGGATGTACTGGCTAGAAATTCTGTTAATTTCCGTAGACTGCGTAATACTATGGAACATTTTGAAGAGTCTGAAGCTCTTAAAGGAATTAAGGGAGAACTTCATGATTTCTATGAGCATCTTCACACTGTGCATGGTAAATATTTTGGCAAGATGCAGGATATTATGGATAAGATTTATCTTGCAACCCCTGAAGGAGCACTTGCTAAAATGGGACGAGCGGTTCCCGGTCTTAGAACTATTGTTCCTGTATTATCCGATGAGCAGAATCTCCAATTGGTAAGAGCTTTGCGAGGAGGTCAAGCCTCTATTAATAAATTACCAGAAACTCTTAAAGATGCTGCTAAAGATATCCGTAAATTATTAGATGGAATTTTGGATGATGCTCAAAAAGCAGGGCTAGATGTTAAAAGACGAACTAACTATTTTCCTCGTGTGCATAATTGGAAAGCATGGAATAAGCCTGAAGGCAGAGCTTTCTTGGAATCAAAGGGTATTAAAAATCCTGATGAAGTAATTCAACACTTTGAAAGAAATGGTGGAGTGGAAGATGCTACCTTTGTAGAACAAGTTATCGCAGGGCAACGTCAAGCTGCTAGAGAAGGACGTAAATATGTAGGAAGAAAAGGTAAGAAACAGACCAATCTTGAAAAGGCCAGAACTCTTTTAGCAAACACACCCGATAATGAATTGGAACCTTTCCTCTCTAATAATCTCTATGGAGTACTTTCAGATTATATTAATAATACTGGTAGACGGATAACCTATGCTAATCTATTCGGACCCAATGAAGAAATTCTTAGTCAGTGGGTACGAGAAGGGTCAAAAGAACTAAAAGCTCAAGGAATAAAAATAGACCCTCGTACTCTTGATAGAGTATATGAAATAGCTGATGTTCTTCAACAACGGTTTAATCCTACTAAACATTCTCAGAGAATGTGGAATAAGTTCTCTGTAGGGGCTGCTACTTATCAGAATATACGTACTCTTGCTATGGCTACCCTTGCTTCTTTAGCGGAGCCAATGGTAGCTTTAATGAGAGGAGGTACTGCTGCTTTTATTAAAGCTGTTCCAACTACTATTGATTCAGCAATGAGAGGGATTGTTCGTAATGCATTCAGGGGAGTGAAGCGCGGAGAAGCAGAAATAGCAGCTAAAGATATTGGACTAGCTGCGGATGCAGGAGGTGCTGCAGCTATTGAACGTCTTACTCAAGGGTTTGGTGGAGAAGTAAATAAACTGAATACTGCTTGGTTTGACCTTACTCTTTTATCTCAGTGGACCAAGTTCACTAGAATCTTTGCCGACCAAGTAGGACAGAATCTTGTCAAGTCTAATATCAAAGCACTGGCTACTCGACCTGACTTAGGTCAAAAAGTATTACAAAAATATCAAAGACAACTTCTGGACTTAGGCATAGACCCACAAGAAGCTATAAAATATTATCGTAGTACAAATGGTATGTCCAATATAGTTTCAGATGCTGATATTGCTTTTAGAAATAATGTTATCAACAGAGCAAGAGTACGATTCATTAATGATGTTATTATGAATCCACGGGTTACTAACAGACCAATGTGGCATAGTGACCCTCGTTTTGCTACTATATCTAACCTTAAAGGATTTCAGACTGTCTTTGGCAATACGGTAATGAAACGATGGTATAGAGAAGTAGCTCCTGAAATTATGGGAGGACGTTCTATTCCTGCTACAGAGAAGGCGATTAAAGCTGGGCAAGCAGCAGCTACCGGAGTAGTCATGTTGGGTATTATTGACTTTGCTGGTGAAGCTAGAGATAGAATTAAATGGGGCAGTGAAGGAAATCCCCGTAAGAATAAGATGACACCTTCCGAAAGATTTTGGGATAATGTTTATCGTTCTGGCTTTACAGGCGCAGGACAATTTGCCATAGATGCGAAACGCTCAGTACAATTTGGCTCAAGTCCTCTAGCTACGGTCTTGGGTCCAACGGCTACACAGCTTGAGCTAGCAGTTCGTAGACCATCTAAAGCTCTCAAGACAGCTTTACCGATTACAGGTCAATCACAGTTCTTACAAGAACAAATTGGTGATGTTCTATTTGAACCGGAACCTGCTACAGCTAGGTTTGGTACACCTATAGGAGGCGGTAAAGGAATAGGAGGTGCTCGACCTTTAGGTAAGTCATCAGGAGGACCTATTACTTCAGCAGAAGTTACTGAGAAAACAGAATTAAAAGCTACTCCTTATCAGAAGTTATTGGATAAATATTCCATCACGGCACGAAGAGCAGAGCGTCCAGAAGGTAAGACAGGACATGCAGAGTATTATCCAGCAGATGAACGAGACAATCCTGAACCGGGAACTGATTTGATTGAAGTTTATAATGAAGAAATTACTGGTCCTAACCTAGATAAATTAGTTATCGGAGAAGCGATACATGGTCTTAAAACAAAAGACCCTGTACTAAAA